CTTGAGCCGAAACCGGGACTCGAACCCGGGACCTATTCATTACGAATGTTTATCCAATTTATAGATTAATTGCTTGTAATATAGGATGTTGCAAGTTATCAAAAAATGTGCAAGGATAAGTTCTTGCACATTTTTTATTTATGCTCTTTCCAGTTTGGATCAAAAATAGGTTCTTTTCCTAGTACTATCCATTCTACAGAAATCCCGTAATCTTCATGTATATATACAATCCATTCAGGTTTTAACACACTTCGACCTGGATAAAACTTTACTTGGTTCACATTCCATCTGTTCAAATTGTGTTTTCTAGTGAAAGTCTGAAGCCCTCTAATCTTTTTCTGTTCTTTTAATATTGCTATAGCTTTAAAAAAACGATTGCTTATAGCTATTCCTTCATCTGATATATTCATCTTATTCCCTTATTAATATTTTGGTTCTTTATGTCGCTCGTTGAAATATCCGACCCACTTACATGAGCACATCTGACAACATTTTCCTGCTGGGCAAGAAATTTTTTATTCTGTTCCTGCATTGATTCTATAGTTCTTTGCTGAGACAACACGGTTTCAGTAAGTCTTGATATCTGTTCAAAAACTTCTCTGCTCATAGAGATGGAATCACTTTTACCTTCCAGTTTTTGTTCTATAAGTTCTTCTAAAATCTTTTCTTTTAGCTTCTCTTTATTACTTCCAGAAATACCCTTTTCTATAATTCCAGCTACCGCATCGTATTTTTTAAACATAGGTACATCAGCACCAGATAACCATCCTGTTGTGAGATGATACTTATCCTCTATTATTTTTTTGTATACATCCTTGAAAGCTGTAACTCCATTCTCTATTCTTGAATAGGTATTCTGACCGACCTTAAGTAGATCAGCCATTTGCTGTTGCGTCATGTTCATGTGAATTCTGAACTGTTTCAGCCTGTTTTCTTCTCCATTATCCATACAAGTGATTTTTATTATCCATTTTAAGGATATTTAAATATAAAAATATTCATTTTATCCTCAAAATGGATATATTTGCATTGCTATTAATTATATAACACTACAAAGATAATGAAAGATGATTTAAAAACAACCAAAAAGCTTTGTGAAGGTGATAAAATAACCTTAAAGGACTATTATTCAAATCTTCCCAATGCTACTCATCCCAAAACTGAGTTTATCAACGAGGTGATAAAAAAGACAGGAGTGTCTTTTACTGCTGTAAGAAACTGGGTTGTATATGGAATGAAACCTAATAACCCAGAACATATCGCTGCCCTTTCTGAAATAACAGGGATATCTCCTGAAAATCTATGGTCCGACTAAAATGTATGGAATGATGAATGATTTAGAGTTTTACATATTTGAAGATGAACTTTGGTGCATGTTTCCTGACGGAAGCAATAAACCGATAACAGATAAAGAAACTGTTCTTGTGAAAGATATCCTCAAACGTATAAGGGAGTGTTATCCTGAAGCGTATAAAGCATTAATGGAGTGTTATAGCAGAAGCTCGCAGAATATCCCATACTTTCAATTTCTTATGGTAAATAGATTTTGCAAGTGCAATTTTGGAGAGTTGGATAATACTAGCAGGGATATAGATAAAAAAGGTGGATTCAACTTTGAACGTGTGAGATGTCCTATGCGTGGTGAATGCAGATATGAGGGCGTTATTTGCTGTCCACAATTCAACTGTTGTATATCAGATGCGGAAATGAGAGTTATGCAGTTGGTATATGAAGGCTTTAATAATGAGGATATTGCAGAAAGGCTTTATCTTTCCCCTCATACAGTTAAAAACCATATTAAATCGGTTTATTTAAAGTTGGATATTCACGAGAAATCTGAATTTATCCAATATGCCCATAAGAATAACCTTTTCAAAGAATAGATATGATTGATGAAGATGTATTGAAGATAGTCCTTAATGATAAGACTTTTGGTCAACGTGAGGCTGCTGATATAGTTGGAGGTAGATCTCGTCTGTTTCGTTTGGTTGGTTCTGGGGCGATACGAGCCGAAAAGAAACCTGCCAATCGCCAAAATGGAAGATGGTATTGCAATGCTTACGATGTAGTGAAGTACGCTTCCTTAAAATCTTGATTATCAAACTGTTATATCATGTTAATGACAAGTATTTTCAAAGTGTAATTTTTGGGTAAAAGTCAAAAATAAAGTAGTTTTACATCATAATAAAAAGATAATCAATAAGTTATGAAAAGAACACCAATTTTAACTATTTGGGCTTTATCATTGATTATGGTAATATTGCTTGCCAATCCTGATAATGTTTGGTTTTGGATTTCATTTTTTATTTTTTCTTGTTCTTCAATATATATAGAGAAGCATAGTAAAAGATTAGAACATGAAGATGAATAAAAAACGTCCGTATGTAATTCAATCAATTACACTGTTGACATATAATGGTAGTAAGATTCCTGTTTCAGTTGTAGAGGAAAGAATTATAGACATTCCGATTAGGATTATTAAGGAAAAGGTACTTGACGCTTTTTCTTCAATGAAGGATAATCCGGTAGATGTAATACTAAAAGTAAAATATGTATAACTAAATGCACATAAGAGCAATGAAAACAAAAGAAGAACTGTTGGCTATGAGTCACGAAGAACTTGCCAATTATACTGTTGAAGTTCAATTTAAAGCATCCATGTATGATGCCGTGGAACAGAAAAATTCAAGAATGAAAGAATTGTTGGCTGCTGTAGGCATTGTTTATGAAACCTATAAAAGAGAACAGAATGTATGATGAACTATATCAATTGGAAGAATAACTGAAAAAAGTTGAATCATGTAAACTTGAATATCTTCCTGAATACGGGTATTCGTCTAAGGAAGAAATTATTCAGCTTATCAAGGAAGATATATCCGATGTTAAAGGACAGATTGATCAGAATTTAAAATTACACATTTCAAAGCTTTCGTCAGGATATACTGATAAAATCTTAGAAGAAGAAAGAACCAGCCTTTGCTTAGCGCAGGGGTTATCAAGATATTGTTAAACTTTTAAATATTAGAGCAATGGAAGAAAACAATCAAGTTACAGAATTACAGATTATTCAGGCCAAACAAGCGGCCGAGTTTGCAATGACACCGGTAGGGCAAACCGTGAAACAGTTTGAGGTTATGCAGCGCATGGCCAAGATGTACACTGAAAGTACAATCGTTCCTGAAGCTTATAAAGGGAATACAGGAAATTGTGTGATTGCGCTTGATATGGCAATGAGAATGAATGCTAATCCGTTAATGATAATGCAGAATCTCTATGTTGTTAAGGGAAATCCGTCATGGTCAAGTAAGTTCCTTATCGCTACCATTAACATGAGTGGCAAATACACTTCACTTAGGTATCGGAAAAGAACGCTTGGGAAGGTTGGTAAAGTAAAATACAATGAAACAGTGTGGGATGCTACAAACAGACGCAATACAATCGTTGTAAAAGAGTTCGATGGTACTGATGTGGATAATATTGAATGTATTGCTTATGCCACTGAACTTTCTACTAAAGAAGTTCTTGAATCAGATCCGATAACTATTGAAATGGCAATAAAGGAAGGGTGGTATACAAAGTCCGGAAGCAAATGGGTTACAATGCCAAATTTGATGCTTACTTATCGTGCGGCTGCTTTTTGGCAACGCGCCTATTGTCCTGAAATATCAATGGGATTCTTAACCAAGGAAGAAGTTGAAGATATTCAGGATGCAGAATATGAGGAAATTATTGATAAATCAGCAAAAGCTAATAAACTTGCCGAAATCGCAGCAAAAGCCGCAGGAGTTGAAGAACAACCAAAAGCAGAACAGCCGGTAAATCAGCCCCAAACTAAAGCAAATGATAAACCTATTCAAAAAACGTTGTTATGATAGAAAATGCAGATCAAAGGTCACTTGACTGGTTTAGATGTCGCCTTGGTAACATTACTGGTAGTAGTGTCGGCTTGCTTATGAAAAGCGGCAGAAGTGACATGTTCAGCGATACTGCCAAGAATTACATTTTCCAAGTTGCGGCAGAAAGAGCGATGAATCCTGAGATTGTAAACGATGATATTGCGTTTGCCGAGTATTTGTCTGCTGTTAATGTAGAGAGCAAAGCAATGAGATTCGGGACAGAGCAGGAAGCAAGCGCACGTGATTTGTATTCAAGGTTAACAGGAAGGCATATTGTAGAAGTGGGGTCGTGTAAACACCCCACTATCCCCAACTTTGCCAGTAGTCCTGACGGGTTCTTTTATGATGAAGAATCTGGGGAGCGTGGATGTATTGAGATAAAATGTCCGTCTCAGAACACATTTATGAAGTACAAAAGTGAAGTTTATGACAATGATTCGCTCCTCAAAGTCAAGTATGAATACTTCTATCAGTGCATGGCTCACATGATGTGCTGTAATGCAATCTGGACGGATTTTGTTGCTTACAATCCTTTCCAAAAAGATCCTATCCATATTGTTCGTATACTACCAGATGAAAAGGTCTTTGCAGAAATGGAGAAACGCATTCGTATGGCAGACGATATTATTAACCAAATAGCCGATATAGAACAATGAACACACAATTAGCAATTCAAGAAAGCGACCTAGAACTGGTCGTGAGTGAAAAGACGTTAGGTAGTCTTACTACCAACGCAAAGCAAATCAGAGATATGGTAAAAGCCGCTTTGCCAATGTATGATATCTCCAATTATAACGATGAGAATATCGATCAGGCAAAGAAAGACAAGGCAGCTTTAAACAAGGCGGCGAAAGCCCTCAATGCCAAACGTCTTGAAATTGAGAAAGAATTCATGAAACCTTTCGGGGAGTTCAAGGACGTTGTAACCGAAACCGTGAAACTTATCGGCGAGTGCTCTGCCAAGATTGACACGGTAGTCAAGCAAAACGAACAGCAATACAAGGACAAGAAGAAAGTCACCATCAGGACCTACTTCGATGGACTGAATGTTAACCTTGTAGACTTCAACAAGGTATTTAAACTGGAGTGGCTCAACAAATCCGCAAGCATGAAGTCTGTATGCAACGATATTGATGCCATATTTGCTAAGATTGAGAACGAACTCTCCACACTGAAGGGGTTTGGTGAGGATTTCGATGTCCTCCGTACTTATTATATGGATACGCTCAACATCACATCCACCATCCAGTATGCCAACCGTCTGAAGGAACAGCGTGAGCGTGCCAAAGCAGCAGAAGAGGCGCGTATCAAGGCAGAGCAGGAAAGAAAGGCTGCTGAAGAAGCCCGTAAAGCTGCTGAAGTAGAACAAGCCAAATCCCGTCCGATCAATCCGTTTGCCATGGCAGGACAAAAAGCCAACGAGCAACCTCCTTTTATTAATCAGCCCGAAGCACAACAACCTGAACTGTTAACGAGAGCTTTCAAAGTCACCACCACTCGTGAGAATATTATTGCCTTGGGTGACTTTATGAATGAACACGGCATTGACTTTGACAAGATAGAACTTTAATATATACTAAGTTATGAATTATAGCATAAAATTGAATTTACTAAAATTTAAAAACTCCTGCGTTGTAACTGTAAAAGGCGCGACATCTACAAAAAGAGGTGTTTTCATACCTATTGAAGACAATAACATCTTCATATCGGCAGATGATAACCTGAAAGCCAAAGGCGCGTACATTGATTCCACCGCTTGGGAAAACCAGTCTCCCAACAAGTATGGTGACACGCACAGCATACGACAGTCGCTCGCCAAAGAAGTTCGCGAACGCATGACGGAGGACGAGCTTAAATCCGTTCCGTATATAGGTAACATGAAGCCTTATGAGGTGCAAAACGCTTCTTCGTCTGTAAATGCACCCACCGCACAAGTGGATGAAAATTTGGACGATTTGCCATTCTGATGTTATGGACCTATGTAAAACAGATATACAAAATTTAATCCACCTTCTTGATAGATGTGCCGGACTTATAGACAAGTATTGCCGGAAACCTTGTGAGCTGGATAAGGCAAGGCAATGCAGGAAAATGAGTAAGAAACTTAAAAACAAAATAAAAAATGAATCTTAGAGAATTTATAAAACAGTTAGAAGAAATCGTTGATGAATACGGAACTGACGATATGGATATTGCCGTACAAGTCCCACCTGGAACGAAATGCAGCGAAGAATCTTGGACACAGTTTGTAGTCAGATGTGTAAGTACCGATGGTGGCTCCACTTATTTACAATGTTCAAAATAATAAGAAAATGAAAATCACAATCAACAAACCAACAGAGTTTGAAGCAATCTACTTGAAAGTGGATGCTGGTGTACGTTATTGGGACGATGCGAAAGTAAACGGAGAGTATGATACCAATTGCGAAGATTTAGAGAGTCCTGCTGCCGAACCTACTATTCCATGCGCTGAATATGTAGGGGAACAACACAGAGTTCTGCATGGCGAGAATTGGCGTTGGCGACCGCTTATTGAAATCGAAGCAGGTAAGATAGTAAACTGGCAGCAAGGAATTACCGCCAATATCCATTACAAAGTATGCGATGATTTTGCTTGTGAAATTCTCGATGGAAACAAAGAGGTTATCACTTCTTACAACGGCTATGTGCCCAAGGTAATGTGCCCGAAAGAAAACGGATATGGCGATTACATCATTATGAATATTGACGAGAATGGATTTATTCAAGGATGGAGAAAGGATTTAATCTGTAGAATTATACAAGAAGAGGAGAATTAATCATGAGCGAAATGGAAAGGCATATCGGCAAAATTAAAAAAGTCGATTTAGATAATTACACTATTGAAGAATGGTGCGAGAAAAAATGTAAGTCTATTGGAATAGGTTTAGACGAATGCTATAAATCCTATAAGGAAGCGTTATTAACAGATCCATATCCATCTATTGTGATTGAAGTTGATGGCACTCTTTGGGAAATCATTGAAGATAATGAAGAAGAAAACACAGAGGATATATCAATCCTTACTCCAAACAATGACGGAACTTACAGTTATATAATGCAGTTTTACAATGGAGGAGCTTGTTTATCTGAAATGCTTGAAGATGGTATAAAAAATATAAAGGAGGAATGATTATGCAAGACTATATTTCAGACTGGTTCATCCCGATGGACTTCGGTAATGATATGTCGGATGAAGAACCTAACGGTGAGGATAATTTTAATTTTGAATGAATATGGAAAAGAAATTTGAGCTAACAGATAACTTTATAATCAATGCTTTTGGAGTGAAGTTATTCCAAATCAAGTGTACAAAGTCTTTCAAATATGCCAAGGAAGGTGATTTGGGAGGATATGTTGAGAAAGATGAGAACTTAGACCAAGAAAGCGATGCTTGGGTGTCCGGCGATGCTCGGGTGTCCGGCAATGCTCGGGTGTCCGGCAATGCTCGGGTGTCCGGCAATGCTTGGGTGTCCGGCGATGCTGAGGTGTCCGGCGATGCTCGGGTGTACGGCAATGCTTGGGTGTCCGGCGATGCTCGGGTGTACGGCAATGCTGAGGTGTCCGGCGATGCTGAGGTGTCCGGCGATGCTGAGATAGACAACAATAATAAACATTGCGGATTTGACTGTTTCGGTTCTGCCAACCGCCACACCCATGCCTACCTGACAAAAGAAAACAAAGTGGAAATAACATGCGGATGCTTCCGTGGGAGTATTGAAGAGTTTGAAAAGAGAGTGGAAGAAACCCATTCGGGCACAATCTATGAGAAGCAGTATAAAGCCATCATCGATGTTATTAAAATTAAATTTGGGTTGACTGATTTGATATAGATTCATTTGCTTATAAACTTTATGCCTGCTCTGTCTGTGAAGATATAGTGGGCGAAAATGGGGCGTAAGCACTGGCTGTGTTCCTTATTATGGATAAGTGCACAATATACATTGTAAGGGCTTGTTGATTTATGAAGCTTCAATCGGCAAGTTAATCATGATTGCTGGCACTGCCCAATTATGATTAGTGGGTTCGATTCCCCTACGCCCCTCATAAATGTGAGCCACACATAAATGGCATGGGTTAATAAATAATGGTTGTGCCCCGGAGAATGCGCTTCGGGTCCTTTAATTGGGATGAAACAAATAAGTAACGAAAATGAAAAACGATAAATTAATATTGGATGCTTGTTGTGGTAGTCGTATGTTTTGGTTTGATAAACAAAATCCTAATGTGTTATTTGTTGACAAACGTTCAGAAACACTTACAGCCAAAGATAGGGATAAGATAAGGACTATAGAGGTAAAACCTGATATTATTGCAGATTTTACTAATTTACCATTTGAAGATAATTCTTTCTATCAAGTTGTATTTGATCCACCACACCTGAAAACACTTGGAGAAAATTCATGGATGGCAAAGAAATATGGCAAGTTGCCTGATGATTGGAAAAGTATTATTCATGAAGGTTTCAAGGAGTGCATGAGGGTATTAAAACCGAATGGTACACTTATCTTCAAATGGAATGAAAGCGAGATAAAAGCATCAGATGTTTTGTCTGTTATTCCTTTCAAACCTCTATTTGGACATACAACTGGTAGACAAAGTAAGACGATATGGATGTGTTTTATGAAATTATGTGACGAATAAAATATGAAAACAAAAGAAATTATTTTATCAAAACAAACAATGAGTTCGCTTGAAATTGCCGAACTCACAGGTAAACAACACGCTCATGTTATGAGAGATATTCGTAACATGATAGAAAGCTTGAAGAAATCTAACGAATCCACATCTGGATTGGTTGAAGAAGATTACCATCGAGGAGATAGAACTCAATACAAGTATCTATCTGAATCAACACAAAAGAAATTGTTGAATTTTGCTTTTAGCGTTGGAGGTTCACAATATGTAATTACAGAAGATTCTTATCAAGATGCAAAAGGCGAACAAAGAACATTATACAGCCTTAACAAAAAAGCAAGTATATTGTTAGCGAGTGGTTATGATGTTGTACTTAGAGCAAAGATTATTGATAGATGGGAAGCGTTGGAAACAGGGAAAGCAGAACCAATAATCACTTCGGTAAAAACAGAAGTGAAACAGCCAACCATCTCCGACAAAATGAAAGTAGCTACATGGCTTATAAAGACGCTTAATTTAAACGATACATCTAAATTGATGCTGGCAAAGAGTATAGCTGCACCTCTTGGGTTGCCGACCCCTGATTATACTCCATCACATGGAATACTCAAATCTGCTACTGAATTACTCAAAGAAGCGGGTCTGTCTATCAGCGCACAGGCGTTTAATCAAAGAGCGATTCAGAAAGGTATCTTGTGTGATATTAAAAGGAAATCATCAAAAGGTAGAGATAAGCATTTCAAATCTATAACTGAATCCGGGCTTCCATACGGTGAGAACCAAGTCAACCCTAATAATCCCAAAGAAACACAGCCACTTTGGTATAAAGAGAAATTCAACGAATTGTTGATGTTACTTGGTTTTAAACTTGTTGAAGTGTTATGACATACGAAGAGATGAAATCCAAGGCTTGTGTGGCAAGCAGCCGTAGTAAGCCCAAAAATGAAGAGCATAAAATACAATGTTCTTGTGTTAGATATTTCCGTTTAAAATATCCCCATCTCAGAAATATGCTGTTTGCTGTTCCTAATGCGGCAAGACGTTCTGCAAGGAACGGAGCTTATATGAAAGATGAAGGTATGCTTCCCGGAGTCGCAGACCTGATACTTCTTAAGAGCAATCGTTTCTATGGAGCTTTGTGTGTGGAAATGAAAAAGCCGGGAGAATACCAAAGACCGGTCCAAAAAGAATGGCAAAAGGAATGTGAGGCGAATGGTAACAAGTACGTTGTTGTCAAGTCGCTGGATGATTTTATTGATATCGTGGATAACTATTTAAAAGACATATAAATGTAGGTTTGATTTTACGCGAACGCTCTTTGACATTTTGTTTTCAGCTTGTAGAATAATGATGTAAATGTTTTTGGCACTTACGTTTTTTATGTATCATCAAGATACGGAAAGCTGTGAAGCCATGCTGTATCTTCATAAGAGGGGTGTATTTGCACCTCTCTTTTTTTTCTTAAAAAATGGCTCTTAAAGTGTCACTTTTGAAAATTATCCGTATATTTGCAGTGCATTGGGTTGTACTTATTAAATTTAGAATTAATCAGAGGATTAAGATATAGAAAGCTGTGTAGGTCACAACCCCCTGCATGGCTTTCGCCTTTTATCTCCGCATGAAGAAGTGCGGTACGTCCTCAAACGAAAAGACTTTATTATGGACAATATTCAGATTTTCAAGAATGAATCGTTCGGTGAAGTTCGTGTAGCCGGAACAAGTGATAAACCTTTGTTTTGTCTTGCAGATGTTTGCAAAGTTTTGGAGTTAGGAAATCCTAGTCAAGTAAAAACAAGACTTTGTGGTGAGGTCATTACTAATGAGGTCATCCCGGACTCTCTTGGTAGACAACAAGAAATGATTTTTATTAATGAAGACGGTTTATATGATGTAATACTTGATAGTCGTAAGCCGCAGGCTAAAACTTTCCGTAAATGGGTAACTAGTGAAATCCTTCCTTCAATCCGCAAGCATGGCATATATGCTACCGACAATGTTATTGACCAGATATTGAATAATCCAGATTTTGGTATTGAACTTCTCACTAAGCTAAAAGAAGAACGGTCTGCACGTATTGAAGCCGAGAAACAGGTTGCTGTTCTTACCCATGTAAATAAGACCTATACATGTACGGAAGTTGCTAAAGAATTGGGGCTTAAATCGGCAATTGAACTCAATAACCGTTTAAAAGAACTTGGTGTGCAGTACAAGGTTAATCAGACATGGGTTCCATATACCAAATACGCAACCCTTGGCTGGTTTGATATAAAGCAAGAGGTTGCTGACAATGGCCATATTATCTACCATAGAAAGATTACCGGAATTGGCAGGCAAGGTATCATTAATCTTATTAATTCTTAGTTGATATAATAAAGGGGTGCATTCGCATCCCTTATATTCATCTATACATTACGGTACAGCTTATAAATAAGGCTATAACAGACACGATAATAGAAAGTATCCATACGGTCATTTCTAATGCATTTAGACTCAAAATTCTTCTTTTACGTAATTGAAAGGACCATAAATTATGCGGACGGAATATTCAAATCCAGCATTTTGGGCTAATTCTTCGTCATAATTTATAATGTCTATATGAACAGCACCAGTATAATTCCCTTCTAAAAATGATTTCCAACTACCGTTCCATAATGGGGATACACCTCCAACATATAAGTTGAATCCGTTATTATCTGTAAAAGAAGATAAATTGTATTTTTTAGATAAAAGAGCTCTCATTTCGTCTTGTTTGTCAATGGCTCCTTTTTTCGTTTTTGCATTTAGGATAAATATGCAAGCATTAAAATAGCTATTAATACCGTCTGATTGAAAAAGGAAATATACAGAGTTAAAATCTACACCTGCATATTTTATGTTTTTAAAGACTATGTGCTTATTGTCAGAAAGATAGTCTTCTTCCCCATATTTGTTTCTTAATACAGGTAGGGCTTTTTCTCTGGAAATTCCAAAAGGTATTCCGCCAATAGCTGTTATTTGCTCTTTTTTTAAATTGGCTTCCACAATAGAATCAACAACAACCTGTGAAGAATCCATGTTTATATTAAGTGAGTCTTTAGATGTCAAATTGCTATATTCTTGCGCACTTGCAAAGACTGGTACAATAAACATTAATATGATTAGGATCTCTTTCATACTATTTGGTTTTAAGTTCAACATTCACGCTAACTGGGAACTCGTTTCCGCAATGTGGGCATTTGATAGAATGAACGTTTGAGGGTAGCTGCACTTCTTCCGGGGACGCGAATAGCTGCCACATGGGGACGTTGAGGGCAGTGGCGATTTTTTCAAGTGTAGCAGTTGTCAATGATTCAGCCGCAACCATTTGTCTAACAGCAGATAGGCTTACATTCATTTTATCTGCCAATTCTTGTTGTGTGTAATGTTTCGCTTTTAAAAGTTCCTTTATTCTCATAATTATCTTTTTGATTTCAAAAATACAGATTATTTATGAAGAATACAGTATATACTATATTAATTTATGCAAAAGAAATAGTATATTATAGTTGTTTTGTTTGGTAACATACAGTAAATACTGTATCTTTACATCAAATAAAAGAACTAATAACAATTAACTCCTAAATATATGAAACGTTACAATTTATCAGACATAATGAAGAGAGCGCATTACATTTTCAATCATACCTTCAATGCTACATTTAGTTACTGCCTTAAAAAAGCATGGGCTGAAGCTAAGGAAGCAGCAAAGATTAATGAAGAAAACGCCAAGCGTGCAGCCGAATACAAATCGAAGTACGGCAATCGTGACTATAGAAACTACCGTTCCTATTACGGTTCACGCATGGGACGTAATGATTGGAAACGTGATTATCGTAACGATATAAGAACAGCGATAAACCGTTCGATTAATTTATAAAACACAATACTTTAATATAAAAATATAGAGCAATGGATCATATTTTGAATTCAACCGTTGAAATGAGCCAGGCAGAATTGATTCTTCAACTGGCCAAAACCAATGTGGAACAGGAAAACAGGCTTAAATCTACAGAACTAAGGTTAGGTGCGCTAGAAGATGAGGTTAAAAAACTTTCCCAAAAAGCTATTGGTGAATATGGGTGTTCCACTATGTCTGCATACGTGCAGAGGCATAAGCTCCCCATTTATGTAAGTGACATTTCGAAGCTCGGCAATGACGCTACACGTCTGTGTAGGAAAAGGGGGTATCCGGTAAATAAGGTGAACATAGACCGTTTCGGTGTTGTGAACGTTTATCCGGACTTCATATTACAAGAGCTTCTTGATGATTACATAAGAACTACACAGCGTCTTAATGGAGCTATAATGAAACCAATATAAACTCATACAATGAAATACAAGGTCTCAAAAAAGGGTTCAAATGTTGTTTTCAAGTTTGAAACTTATAAGCAAGCAGCCGATTTCTGCTATATGTATGTAATGGCAGAGCAGGTGAAAGGAAATAAGTTCCCGGAACTTTCAATAAACAAGGTCAGGGAATAGAATTTAAGAGCAATGGAAACACGTGGAAGTGTCCTGCCCTAAGTAATTATTAGAGCAGGTTTTGTAAGAAATATTTTGCCACATATAAAAAGCGTAAGTGCCGTATGGGGGTTAACCAACGTTCTCATTTATGACGCCCTACCGTCAATTCGGGCGGTAGGTTTAGAGTAATTATCACAGTAAAAACACATCGTTATGAAGATAGAGATAGATTATAATCAGTACATGGCAATGCTGAAGGCATTTACGGAATATGCCCAATGTAAAGCAGAATGTTATCGCTTGCAAGCTGAAAACGAAAATTTAAAGCATGAGGTATCAGAACTGAAATCTTGTGGTTCTCATATAGATGAATACGAGGCAGAGAAAAGCAATCTGTTTTTTCTTGACTTCTGTATGAATTGAGCATTAGATAACTGGTTCTAAGCGTATATTGTAATTTAAAATAATAACTTAATTTATAATTATCATGGAAATAAATTGTAAATACTGCCCTAAAAATGACGGAATGGGCTCGTGTAAGATAGATGATTGTCCTCTACTTCCTATCATACAGGAAATAGAAGAGATGCAGTCTTTTCTTGAAATAACAGCCAGTGATAACCCGAAAGAATTGGTAGATCGTCTGACAGATATAAATGTCTACCTTGCAAGAAGTGGGAAACTTTTGGCGGATGCAAAGGCATATCAAGACCAAGTGACAGCAAACGTGTATTCTCAACACATGGAATTCTTGTCACGAGTTCCGGCAACTGTTGCAATTAAGTTCGTTGCAGCTCAAAGTGTGACTGCTAATCAGTTGGTCGTATGGCTAGATCGCATAAATCGAACTCTTGTTCACGCTGGAGATAACATACGTACTCAAATATCATTTGCAAAGCAGGATTTGGCATTACAAAGGAAAGGATATTAGAAAAAATGTTAATAACGGGAAAATAAAAGGCATAAAGTGATTGTTTTTACTTCACTTTTGATTAGCTTTACACCGTGAAAATAATAAATGCGATTGGTGGAACTCTCGTATGATAAAGATATAATTTAGCTCTGTATGAGTAGTTGTTTCCGAGTTCCACAAATAGAAACAATGAAAATATAGAGCTTATTTTTTATCATGATTGAATTTAATTTATTTAGGAATAAGCATGGCACGAAATAGAGTGATTAAGCCGAAGTTTTGGGATGATGCAAAAATTGGTCGTCTTACAAGGGATGCAAGACTTCTCTATATAGGGTTATGGAATTTCTCTGATGATATAGGTGTTGTGATAGGTAATTCTATTTGGCTAAAGTCTAAAATATTTCCGTATGACCAAATCCAAATACAACAGTTTGAAAAATGGATGAACGAGCTTGTGATAAACGGATTTGTATGTCTGCTTTCCTATAAAGGGGAAAGATTCATATATCTGCCTAATTTCACTCGGCATCAAGTAATCAACAAACCAAATTATGAGGATTTGAATATACCTAAATCATTGATAGATAATGCAAAAGATGAAATCACGGAACAATCACGGAATACTACCGTATCATTCACGGAACAATACGTGACTAAAATAGAAATAGAAAGAGAAGAAGAATATCCCCCCTATAATTCCCCCCAAGGGGAAGAAGTGCCATCGGAAAGCGACGAGAGTGATAAGATAAATTATAATGCTCTTATGGATACGTTCAACAAGATGTTTGAAGGAAAACTCCCTAAAATTACGGCAATGACGGACAAACGTAAGAAAGCCGTAAAAGCACGATCTTCCGAACATGGGAAAAAGGCTATCATGGATGTTCTAGACAATGTTTGTCAATCGTCATTTCTTTTGGGCCATAATAACCAAAACTGGTCCTGTGATTTCGATTGGATATTCAGACCGACAAATTTCATTAAAATCTTAGAAGGCAATTACAATGGCACAAGACTTAGCAAAAATCAACAGGATAGCGAGCAGCGAAAACGTGATTCAGTTCTTGCAGTCGCTACAACCGTCAGAGAAGCTGCAGCAAAAAAGAGAAAGGAACTTGAAGCAGAGGGCGTTATTGAATAAATATCCCGATCCTGCACAATTCATTCTTGATTACAACCCTGATTTGCAGTTCAAACTTGTCAGATGTAATGCAACCCATTCAGAACTGGCATTGAATGACAGCATTCCGAGTTTAGGGCTATTGTCTTCTACTTATGGGGATGAAACACCGATAGAATGGCTAAAGATACAATTTGGCTCATTGAATGACTTTGCAGAAGTTTCGACCAAGATAGCGAAAGAACAACTTTCTGAACTTTCGGAGATATTCCTTTCGGAGTATTATTATATAAATGCTGCTGAAATCTGTTTTTTCATAGCACGGTTTAAGGCAGGGAAGTATGGGCGGTTCTACGGATCAATAGATCCATTGAAAATAACAAGTGCGATGCTGGACTACGTTTCGGAACGTTGGAAAGATATTGAGCGGAAAGAGCGTGAACGATACAGAAACCAACGTGAAAAAGAGATAGAGGAGCGTGGAAATAACAGAATCTCTTATGCTGAATATCAAGAGTTGAAACGCCGGGCTGAATCCGGAGATGAGAAAGCCCAAAAAATGCTGATATCACCATGAGGGTAGCCTAATTTGTAGCGAACAATTAAAGTATAACAGTAATAATATAAACATCTGATTTTTAGCATGTTAATTAATTGTAAAGTCGTGTAAACAAAAGAAGTAATGTTTGTTTACAAGTGGCAAATTAGCTAACTTTATATCTGTAAATCAGAAATATATAAAACATAAGAGCAATGAAACAAAATAAAAGAATCATGAATACCGAAACGCTTATAAAGATACGTGAATGGGAAGCGGAACGCGACAGGAACCTGCGCATCCACTGTCCTCTTGTAGCCGCCAAATTCCAAAGATGGATTGACAGGGCAAAGAAAGAAAACGATATACCGCATTTCCAGCCCCGTGACAAGATTTTCAACAAGAAAGCCTGTAGTTGATACTTTCATGCAGGAAAATTCATTATACGGCTTTAAAATAGATTGTATCAAATAAAATAATTGATAAAAAATACACGATCATGCAAGGAACTGACAAACTGAATACGATAACCAACATCGTATTTGTCCTCACGGACGTTTTAGAAACCAACCTTCTTGAAATGCAGCAGAAATACAAGAAGGAAGGCTTTGAACTCAGACACGATTCAAAAAGAAACTTCAACACAGCCATAGCCGCGATAAAGAGATTGAAAAGTGATGTGAATCATTGCAGTGAATCCACTCAGGAAAACTTCGGCAATGATTCTGACATGGTGAATGCTATGTTGCTCACACTGATTGACAGGTGCGGTGATGATGACAACCTCGCTTATAAGATGTACGAATACATTAAATCTTTCCCGTCCAAACTGAATTTGGACCTGGATTTGGATAATGCGTTCAGTCATTTGTTTAGAAAATCATGAAAACTGCTGACGGTTATCCTGTGGTATGTTACGGCGCAAAAGGGAAATACGGTATACATCGCATCTGCCGCCGTTGTGCCATATATCGTAAATACGATTCGATTCCCGAAAAGCCATGCTACAGGCTTCATGGAATGCACCTGTTGGGCAGAAGAGAATGCCCGATCTTTGAACAAAAAATAATCGAAATATCAAAATAACAACAAATAAACAATATCATGGAACAGAAAATAAAGGCTTATAAAGCATTTGATAAAGATTTATCTTGTAGAGGGTTTAAGTATGAGGTAGGTAAGGAGTATGAAGAAACAGGCGACATAAAGGCATGTGAGAAAGGTTTTCATGCATGTCCTTACCCTCTGGATGTTTTTGGTTACTATGCGCCAGCCGGGTCAAGGTTTTGTGAGGTTGAACAGAGCGGTAAAATAGACGATTCAGAAAGCGACAAGGTTTGCTCTTCAAAAATTAGAATAGGTGCTGAGCTTGATATAAGGGGGCTTGTGAAAGCAGCTGTATCTTATGTCAAGGAACGGTGTACTAACGAGTGTAATGCGGATCCGGGAAAACCTGCCACGGCTGGTAATTATGGTGCTGCCACGGCTGGTAATAGAGGTGCTGCCACGGCTGGTTATAGTGGTGCTGCCACGGCTGGTTATAGAGGTGCTGCCACGGCTGGTGATAGTGGTGCTGCTACGGCTGGTGATAGAGGTGCTGCCACGGCTGGTGATAGTGGTGCTGCCACGGCTGGTTATAGAGGTGCTGCCACGGCTGGTTATAGAGGTGCTGCCACGGCTGGTAATTATGGTGCTGCCACGGCTGGTGATAGTGGTGCTGCCACGGCTGGTAATTATGGTGCTGCCACGGCTGGTAATAGAGGTGCTGCCACGGCAAGAGGAAAGGCTTCAACAGGATCTAATGGTTTGTCAATGGCAAGAGGTAACAATGTTCAGGTAAAAGGCGGAATAGGTGCAATTTTGGTCATAGCTGAAGAAAGGGAAGATACGTGTGATATTGTCGATTGGAAGGCTGTAGTAGTTGATGGAAAGATTGTAAAGGCCGACACATGGTATAGACTAGAAAACGGTGAGTTAGTGGAAGTTGATTAACAGTTGACTGATAATACAATTAGAATTTAATTTACAATAATTACCATTTACCAGACATCAGGAAAATGGTTCAAAACAGAAATAGTAATGAAATAAATGGAGCATAGTAAACTGACTCATGGATCCTTATTCAGTGGCATTGGTGGCTTTGAATTAGGTGCTGAAATGGCAGGGATTAAAACCCTATGGAATTGTGAAATTGAAAAATTTCAAGGTGAAATATTAAAAAATAAATTTCCTTATGCAGAAAGATTCACAGATATTACAAAAACAACCGGGCTTCGATATGTGGACATCATTAGTGGAGGATTTCCGTGTCAAGATATCAGCGTTGCCGGAAAACGTGAAGGTATTAAAGGGAAACGATCCGGCTTATGGAGTGAGATGTATAGAATTGTACGGGAGATTAGACCTAAATACGTCATCATTGAGAACTCGCCAGCTCTCGTTATTTCCGGCTTCGAACAGGTGTTATGCGACCTTTCCAAAATCGGGTATGATGCGGAATGGCAATGTATATCAAACTACGCTTTTGGATACCCGCACAAAAGGGAAAGACTTTATCTTATTGCCTACTCCAACAAAATCGGACTACAAGGCGACATTTGCAACAATGGATGCTTTAACTCGATATTTAAACAGTGGGTATCAGATACGAGTGTCGGATATACTTGCGCAAAAAGGATTCTTGAAATCCCAGCGCATAGCACTGTTAGAAATGATGATGGGTTTCCCGATTGGTCACACAGAGTTGGAAGTATCGGCAATGCGGTAAATCCAACAGTGGCAAAATATTTATTCGAGTGTATTAAGATTTTCGATAAACAATTAGCGTAAAACGAAAAAGAAATGAATGAATTAGAACAAGATAAAAGATATGTTTTTGGAGATATGATTATAGTAGCCGGTATTGACGCAAATTCTAATCCTATCTTAAAAATTAGCACAGATGCCGGGAATGTGGTTGTAATGCCATCATCCGATAATAAGATTATTGTAAAATCAACCGTGGATAAATAAAAAAATTAGAAGGAGGTAATTATGGGATCATTTATAGCCCAACAGCCAAACGGCTTATATTGTAGGTTTAGTACAATTGTTGATACAGTCACACACTACAATATGACAAAAGATGATTACATAGAATTATGCAAAGACCGATTAGGAAAGAAACGTGGAGAAGAAGAGGCTAATGATATTTTAAAAAACTATCTGCACCCTTTTAACGATGTTCTTGAACAATTCATTCCTAATAATGATTCGGTTGAAGAGTTCAATATCCGCTTGAAAGAAATGGGATATATGGATGAGTTTAAGTTTAATGGATAATCCTCAAAACTAAAAATGAAATGAAATATCCTAAAGTAAAGAAAAAGAAAAAATTTAAAAGAGATTGTCATAACTGCACTTTCTTTGCTGCATGCGCAGATAGATATCACAGGAATGCTGTGGATTGCAAAAGGTTTAGATTTTGTTCTATGTGTAAAAGTACATAAAGATGAAAAAAAGAATAAGAAATAAAATGATGAATAATCCCGGAAGGTATAAGCTACATCAGTATTTGAAATATGCTCACCAATGGGCGGATACAGTCAGCTATAAATGCCGGTTATATTTGATATTGGATAATGGGAAAATAGTAAAAACCGATTAATAACTATAAAGAAAGGAAGTAATATGGAAGCAAAATTATTAGAAAAAACATCTATCTCATTAGATGAAATATACAAAAATATTGAGGCAGCTAATAAACGCCATGAATACAAAGTATTTTATCCTCACTTTGTTTATTTCTCGGATTCGCTAAAATTAGAACTTATGAGAAAAGGATTTAAGGTTTATGTTGGAGAATGGCTTCACGGAGATAAAGGGTATATTATTGAATGGTAATTAACTAAAAACTAGATTGAAAGGAGCTAATATGTTTGAACCAAAAACAAAAACTATAACCCGTTGGGGGCTTACAATCCGAGGTACTGATGTGTATTTCCCTAAAAAGGAAACAACTATAAATATTGGAAAATTGACATTAAAGATGAATCCGGAAACTCGAATGTTTGAAGAATATCGGCTTTGGGATTTAACCTCCGGTGTTCCTCAATTGATAGACGAACAGAGATTTGATAGAACAAGTTTAATTCAATAAAAATCAGAAATGAATAAAACTCAAAAGAAATTGTTGGCAAGGCTTATGGCTGTTACAAACAGCCTTGGCGGAACGCTTGACGGTACTGCTACCTGTGAGCAAAAATACATTGATAGGCAACGTGCTCACAGGCTCTCATACAAGGTCATATATGGTTTATTTGGCGATAATCCTAACAATCCCTATCGTGAAGATGATATAAATAATGCCTATAAAGCTATTGAGGAAATGGAGAAACTGGTACAAAAGGTATATCCTGACCGGAGTGGCTTTTTGAAAAATGAAGAAAAACAATAACCCTCAAAACTGATGAAAAAAAGAATAAGAAATAAAATGATGAATAATCCCGGAAGGTATAAGCTACATCAGTATTTGAAATATGCTCACCAATGGGCGGATACAGTCAGCTATAAATGCCGGTTATATTTGATATTGGATAATGGGAAAATAGTAAAAACCGATTAATAACTGAATAGATATGAGCAAGTCAAAAGAATATATTGAAAGTGAGAGTTTTGTGGTAGTCAATCCCAACTTCCCGGTTATCGCAAAAGAAAATGCTTTTAAAGCCGTTGCAATGGCACAGGAAGAAATGAAACGGAAGGCCATTGAAACTCTGTCCTCTGTTTTGGAGAATTGGATACATGGCGGTGATGCAGACTGTATCATTGCCGAGTTTGAGGAAAAATTAAAATAAGATACAATGAAGACATTGGAAGAAGCAGCAAAGCAAGAGCTTATATCAAGCTATGCAATAGTAATTGAAGGTGAATTAGTCTATCAAAGGCAAGCAATGCTGAATATGTTTAAGAAGGGTGCAGACTGGCAGTCCAAGCAATCTCCGTGGATAAGTGTGAAAGAACGGTTGCCGGAGGAAAACAAAGAATATTTAGTCGTTCTTGACAATAGAGTGGTATACGTAGCTCAATATAATAAGAATAATAAATCTTGGCTCATATATGGAACTGGATATACTTATAATGTTGTCGCTTATATGCCCATCCCGTCTTTCGATGAAATATTAGAAGCCAACAGGGATGTACTTGAACGGATTAAACAGAAAGGAGACTGAGATATGAAATTAAGACAAGCAAAAAAGATAATGAAGAATATCCGTAGAAATGCACGCATGGAGTATTTATACGGATTAGGACGCTCGATGAAGGCAAATGCTATTTGCGTTAGACACTATGGTAGAGTAGACAAATTTACAAAGCTAATCAATCAAATAGGAGATAAAGACCCTCTATTAGCAATTAAATTAATTAGACAATATGGAAATAAAGAACGTAGGACAACTTAGAAAAATAATTGAGAATCTTTCCGATGATTACGAAATAGAAATGCGTATTAGACGCAGATTGACGGATGAAGAATTGAAAAATTGCAGATACCCTTACCCTTACGATACAGAGTATTTAACTCTGGAATTTGACGATATAGGCGTTTCTGACAAAGTATTGTGCTTGGGTGTAACTTCTAATGAATGAACGGTATGGAAATAAAGAATGGAATAATAATTGATGGAGTGCTGCATGAACCATCAGAAGGATTTTGTAATGAATGTTCCTTGTCCCGGGAATGCTGTAATATTTTAGATGATACCTATTGTGCCATACTAGATTTGGGAATAGGTCAGTGTTTTATCAGTCGTGGCAAAGTAACGGATATTAAAACAAAGGAGGAATGATGAAAGCAAAGTATTTTAAAAAGATAAGAAGCCAAGTGAAGTGGTATAAGGTATCATACAGAGATAATTTGTTTTTTGATTTTAGAGATGAAAAAGAGATATTGGCTAAATCTCCTGAAAATGCTTGTGTCAGATATCATAAACGTACTGGATGTTTTGTTAACAAATATAATCCTAACCATATCACACAACATAGCGAATGTCTTTCAAGGTTCAAAGTATGTATAGGTAAGAAAGTAATGTATTTCGATTAAATATGAAAGCAAGAATAAAAAGAAAAATACAAAAACGACCATTTTTATATAATGTAGGACAAGTTTTTAAGGCTTGTGATTGGATTATTACCATCCAGCGTGGAAATATGGTTTGGCGTAGGTATCGTTCATTTGGTACTATTATTAAATCAGAATATTAAATATGAAAGCAAGAGTAAAATCAACAGGGGTTTTGGTGGATGTAATTCCGAAAACAAATACCAATGCGTTACATAGTGGAGATAACATATATGTATGTGATAATATGGTATTCAGAGAGTGTGAACTTGACTTTTTAAATCTTGGAAATTCAGCTATCGACTGGGAACAGCGTAGATACGAATTGGCGAAAGCTGCGATGCAAGGGATTTTAAGTGATAAAACGATAGTTGATTACGCTAGTTCGGAAACAGATTACAAGAAAGGAGAGAAACATACAATACCTATAAGCATTGCTCGGTTTGTAATTGCTTGTGCTGATGCTTTAATTAATGAATTAAAATGATAAAAGTATTAAGAAATAAAACTCCTATCGCTCGCAAAGAGCATAGATGTGAATTTTGCGGTGAAGTAATACACATTGGAGAAAAATATAACAGACAGACCAATGTTTGTGATGATCGTGTTTATGATTGGGTTAGTCACTGTGATTGCTCCCAATTAGCCTATGAACTTAACATGTTTGATGATTGTGATGAAGGTCTTGACGGTGATGGGTTTATTGACAACTTGAATCAGTATGTTTATGACAATCATTATGATGATAAAATATTGGCATTACCACGCTATGAACTTGTAAAGAAGGTATTGTCCGAATTAATACATTAGTGTTATGGATGATGTAAAATTATCATTAAGACAGATAGAAAAAATGGAACACGCTATAGGGTTTGAGCGTGGTAAAATAAAAAGAAATAGATATAAGGTTTATCGTAACTGGTATATTGTTAATCATCCTGATGATGATTGGGAAGAGTTGGTGTTTATTGGTTACGCTAATAGAAGATTGTTAGATATAGAAAAACAAATTGTGTACCATGTTTCCGAACTTGGAATGAAATATCTAGGTGTGTTATTAGGATGTATAATAACGGAGGAGGAATAAACAAGGGCGTAAACTTATTGGATAATTATTATGAGTAAATATAGATACAGAGAAGTAAAGAACTATATCCACAACGAATTAAAGTTGACTAAAGAGGATATAAGGGAGATAATGATTCCTATCATTAGAGAGGAGGTTAAACGAGTTTTCCATAATACTTATGGAAATGATGTTTCTCTGGACAACTGGATTCGATGTATGGTTTCCGATGAAATAAAACGTCAAGGAGGCTATAACATGTTATGGACTTTATGTAAGGAGGCAATAAAAACCGAGCTAACTGACAAATATTCAATTGAGGTAAATCTTAAAGAGAAATAAATTATGAAAGCAACAATAAAAGCAACTGGAGAAATTGTAGAGATTAAGGATTTATATGATGATGGTACTGCATTGGTGGGAAACATGTATATCAAGGTGTCAGAACTTAATTTCTTTAGTGAAAACATTGATTGGGAACAACGTAGGTACGAATTGGCAAAAGACATTATTAAAATTGTTATAGCAAACGATAATGGTATTAATTCTGAGGCAGTCGCTAAATATTCGCTTAATTGCGCTGATGCCCTAATTAAAAGGCTAAAGGAGGAGAATCATGGATAGCGTACAGACACAAACTCTTTCCATTAGAGGGATTGGAGATGGTGAGGCATATATTTGCTTTTTAGATGGTAAATTATGTATTTCTGTTGTCATAGAAGGGAAACAGTCCGATTTTCACTTTGATCCTGTTACGTTAAAGATGTTTGCACATGCTTATAAATTGCATTGTGAAGAGTGTAAAGAGTGTAAAGGAGAATAACCATGACCGAAGAATTTGTAACATTAGAAACAGCGAAGCTGCTGAAAGAGAAAGGATTTAATGAGTATTGCAAAGATATTATTAAAGAAGACAATAATCGGATAATGCAATCTGTGTTCCGAACAAATAAGAATTTGCCAAAATTGTGTTATAGTCGTCCCACTCAATCCGTTGCACAAAAGTGGCTGCGTGAAACCAAGAACCTGCATATCGAAATATCCTATATGTATGAAAACTATTGGACGTATGATATACTGACAATTCCGAGGCATGACTTGATAGGATTGTCTGACAGGCCTATTATCCGTTATAATACCTACGAGGAAGCACTTGAAGCAGGATTACAGGAAGCATTAAAACTTATATGTTATGGAAAATATTAATTTGAACGAACTACGGAATATAGCTTACAAAACAGCTTGCGAGAACGGTTTCCATGATAAAGATCTGAGTAATGCACACATCCTTTGCCTTGTCATTTCCGAGCTTATGGAAGCTGTGGAAGCGGACCGAAAAGGTAGATTAGGAAAAAATTGTAAACGTCGTTTTGAAATGGAATACAATCGTTATCCTGCATTAGTGGAAGAAGAAAAGCGATTTAAGTGCTCCTTTGAAAAGCATATAAAAGATTCACTTCCTGATGAATTGAGTGATGCGGTTATACGCCTGCTTGACCTTGCAGGACTTCGAGGGATAAGCCTTGAACTTGCCAACGGAGATATTGATGACTGTATTGAAGATATGGCAGAAGCCTATAAAGACGAAACTTTCACCGAATCAATCTATTCCATCTCTACACTTCCTGTTAGATATGACGGAATATTTGATTTTTCTATTACTGTGAATGATATGATACTGTCAATTTTTGGACTTGCCAAGCATCTTGGAATAGATTTGCTATGGCATATCGAGCAAAAACAAAGATATAACGAATTAAGACCTATGTTGAACGGAAAAAGATATTGATTATGAAACGTGAAATAAAATTCAGAGGGAAAGAATTTGAAACAGGACAGTGGATAGAAGGATCTTTGACAACATATCCAATATACTACCCAACTATTACACTCGTTGAAGATGCTGAACCTATTCCAAAAAAGACAACTTGTGTAGTTCTTCCTTAAAGAGTCTGTCAGTTCAGCGAAATAACCGATAAGAACGGTAATAGCATCTTCGAACATGATCTAATACTGATTCATGAAAGCGAAAGTTCCTGCCAATTTACAGTTGAAGTACTATTTCATAAAGGAATGTTCTGCTACAAGAACAAGGCATGTGGCTTTACCCCATTGTGGTATGTCAGCGATAGATGCGAAGTGATTGGTAATGTGTTTGATAACCCGGAATTGTTGAAAGGAAGTAAGCAATGAAGCACATATTTTACTTATTGGTGGGATTTCTTGCTTTCTATGAAATTATGAAAGCCTTAAACTGTAAGAGAGTATATTCCCGCACATACAAATATAGATATCTTCCCAAGGAAAAGATAAAGGCATATTTAAAAGAGCATCCTATGCTTCTTCTAATGAGTGTTCTGGATATTTTTGGATGGATAACATTAATGGCAGGACTAATGACAAGCCAATGGGTTTGTTTTTTGGCGGTTATGGTTCTATCCCTATCAAGATTTCAAAGCCTTGGCAGTTGGGCTGTATGTATAGACAGCATCATCACTGTGGCTATTTATTTGTTTGCCATTATTAATACTTATCATTTACATATAGAATTATGAACAAGTTAGAACACATATCCACAATTGATTTCTGTTACTGGCGGTTGAAAATTCTCTGTGAACAACTTTCTAAACCCAAATCAAACATAGAGATAATGGTTGACAACGCTTGCGGTTATAATGAAACTGAAGAAATAAGAAAGGAAGGTATAATACTTTTAGAGCAGATTATCGAAAGCAAGAAGGCTATCAGTGCTGATTACTTAGGGGATAGCAAGTTTTTAGATAAATTAAAAAAGGGAAATGGTTGAGCTATACAAAGTAACCATTTCCGATGCATCATCTGTATTATGTTTGCTGTTTTACTCTAAAAGTTAAATCTTTGGTTATGAGTATTTTACGACTAAAATAATTGTGTAAATATTTGGCTAATTCATTGATAATGAGTATCTTTACAATACTTAAAAGAAACCAATATTACTAACAATTAAAAGACAAGAGCAATGAAAGCAACAATCGAATTAACAAAGAAGACAGCTTTAGAAGAAATTATTAATAGCAATGATATTGATACAATAAAGTCTTTGATAGAACGCAAAGAGATGTCGTTAAAAGAAGCAGAAGAAAATGCGGCATTCTACGAAAGTATCTGTAATGAAGACTTTGCAAGTAATGAAAGGCAGAGAGCCAATAGACTTATTCGAGATATAGAAATATTAAAGTTAGCAATTTAATACATAAGAGCAATGAACACATATTACAAGTTTGCGCCAAACGTGTTTTTGGCAAAGTGCGAAGAGATGCACAAAAAAGGTGAAGAAATTCTAGTTACCACCAAGTATGGCAAAGAAAACGAAAGCATCGTTTTCAATCTAATTCTCGAGAAAGATGGTTTTTATTATTACTCCATCGTCCGGGCTGATGGCTTTAACGTTCAAGAATGGGCTAAGCAAAGAGCGGAACGCAGACGTGAATGGGCCGTATCAGCAGTGCAAAAAAGTAATGAGTATTTTCAGAAATCGAATAAACATCGAGATTTTCTTTCTTTAGGCGAGCCCATCAAAGTAGGGCACCATAGTGAACGAGGTCATCGCAAAATGATAGATGATGCCTGGAACAACATGGGTAAAAGCGTTGAGTTCAGTGATAAGGCAAATGAACATGAAAGAGTGGCCCAATATTGGGAGAAACGTGCCAACACGATCAATTTGTCTATGCCGGAAAGCATTGACTTCTACGAACACAAGTTGGAACAAGCGAAAGAATACCATGAAGGTGTAAAGTCTGGCAAATATCCGCGTGAACATGCTTATACTCTTACTTATGCCAAGAAAGCAGTTAATGAAGCACAAAAGAATTACGAACTTGCTAAAAAGTTGTGGGGAGATGAAAACGAAAACCAATAAAGCGATTTCATTACTCCAGTGCGGTGATTTAAAAGCCGCACTAGCAATTTCCTCCACTTTTCGCATTGGATTTACCAAAGAAGAACGCAGAACATTGAAAATTGCGTATGAATGTCTTTCTGGTAATGCCGGGTTCTACCAGCAAATTGGTATTGATACCAATAGCGAAATAGAGAAAAGCAAATCCATCCTTTTATCAAAATATATGTTGAAATCAGCACCATAAGAATATGAATCTAACACAGAAAGAAGCGTTAAGGCAATTACAATCATATTGCAGGGCAAATGGTTTCTCCCTCAATCCATCGAGTTTGCCGAAACATACATACGCTATAATATTGGCGGATGGCGACAACGGAGAAATAACGACACGTTACCCGAACAAGCGTATAAGCGGCTATTACACCCCAAAAGAGTTGTTAATATGGCTTGATGGCTACCACACAGGATTACAAGGGAAATAAGTATTAACCGCGAGTAATCGCACAAAAGGAAAGAAAAATGAAAGAAATAAAAACGTATCATAAACCAGATGGAGCGCACTATTACATAGGTAGCCACGAAGTAGCATTTATTGGTAGCTGCAAAGGGAGTTTTTACATATCGTTTTTTAGCTGCAACGAAAAAGAATGGGCTAATACCTTTCTGGAAGCAGAGCAAATTGTATTGAATAGATTTTAATAACGAATTATCCCGGCGAGGCAACAAGCGGAGCGGCACCACCGTTGAAAAATTTGGTAACACGTTGAAATATAGAAAGTTAAACAAAGTTTAAGCTTGCGATATTTAAGATGTAAAATACTGATATTCAATATATTATTTGTATCTTTACAATATCAAAATAACACCTATTAATAACAAGTAAAAGTCAAGAGCAATGAAAACAGAAGAACTTATCAGATACTACAAAGCAAACATTGAAGCTATTGAAAAAGGATTGAACAACGACTCTCTTTCAGCAGATAAAAAATTCAGATTGGGATATACACAACAGGCGTTGGACGGATATAAGTCTGCTTTACAAGAACTTCTTGGAAATAATAACGACTAATAATAGAAGAGAGCAAATGAGCAAAGTAACAGAACTAACAAAAGAGCTTCAAAGAGTGATGTATTCCACTACATATTCATTTGAGATTGATACCGAAGATTATGTTTTCGGATTCAAAAACACAATAAAGAAGCGTACAAAAAGTTTAGCCAAGGCAAGCAAGCTAAAAGTGAAGTCAACCAATGATTGTGGTCGGTTCTTGTCAGAAACGGTGAGAGTTGTTGCTGTACGCTTCTACAAGAATGGAGAGCTTACCAAAGAATTGAAAGCAGAAAAGATAACAGCAGCGTATAACGGATAAAATATAGAGCAATGAAAACAACTGTAAAAATGTATTTAAAAGACGAACAAGGTAATAAAGACTGGTTTGTTACTCCTATTAACCTATCAGAGCAAGAAGCTCAAAAGTACTATCTCGGTAACATCTTCAATATGGGGTGCGAAACAGATCACATGATGAAATGTTACAAAGTTGAGACAATAAAATCATCAAATTAAATAAATTTATGACTAAAAGTGGCGTTTTTTACGCCATATTTTATATCTTTACACCATAAAAATAAAAAAAAGAGCAATGAAAATTTACACAAGTTATTTCGGAAATAGCCGAAAATTGAAAGAAGCTGGAATTAAAATTATTTGCGTAGCCATTGGTAAGCCTAGATTTATGGTTAACGTTCCTCAAATGTTGAACGTTTGTCCTACCCGCTATATGGTAAGTGGACCTTGTTCTCATGATGAGTATCTTAAGCTTTACGACAGGATTCTTGCGAGTCAAGATGCTAATAAGGTAATCGAACAAATCGAATCATTAAGTGAAGGCAAAGATGTCGCTCTCTGCTGTTACGAAAAACCGGGTGATTTCTGCCATCGGCATATTTTGGCTAAGTGGCTTACTGAAAAGACAGGTATTGAAATCAAAGAGTTTGGAGTTGTTGAGAAGAAAGAACCTAAGTATGAACAAGCAAGTTTGTTTTGAGTATGAGAAGAAATATTAAGTTTAGAGGTAAACACGTTGAAAGCGGAAAATGGATTATCGGTTGGTTATTTCAAGACGATGACGACCACTTTCCAATGATTCATCAAGGAGGTACACTTGACGATTGGGAGCAAGTGAAGGAAGACTCTGTTGGTCAGTTCACAGGCTTGCTTGACAAGAATGGGGAAGAAATATATGAGGGTGACATTGTTGAACGAATAGTTACAGATGGATATGACTATGGGTTTATAGGTGAAGTGAGTTTTGATAACGGAGTTTTTGGTATAAAACATAAAACTTATAAAGGTTACATTGTGTCAGATTTTGTATATTCCTCAGATTGGAATGATGGGCATGAACATGGAGTCGTTTTATATGAATATGAAATAAAAGGAAATATATACGATAACCCAGAATTATTAGCCAACCATCAATAGCGTTTGATGGAATGCTGCCAGATTTGCCAAGCAAGCGGTGGTTTGACAGCATAGGCAAAAGGGAATTTAGCAAAGATGGTCTATGCGTCGGACTGAAAATCCGAAGAACAAGGTTCGAATCCTTGAGTTCCCACAGCCTTGTATCAATGAACGCACCATTTTCTAAAATTTGAGGTTGTTATGGGAGCAACCGATATATAGAAGAAAATAGTAGATTGAGAGAGTATGGTAAAACCCATATAAGTCCAAAGGGTATCAATCAAGGTGGATCTTCACAAAATCATGTGAATGTTGACTGTGGCTACATGGCGGTTCATAATGTTGGCAGCTCGGAAAGACGAGCGTTTGCGGAAATAGCTCATCGGTAGAGCGTTGGTATTCCAGCCAAAGAGTGGGGTTCGACTCCCTGTTTCCGCTCAACCCTTATAGTAGCGATAAGCAAAAGCAAAAACATTAAAGCTTGTGTAGTTTACGGGGTGATGGAAATTGCCATCTGACACGACTGTAAAGAAGCCGAATAGATTGCATAAGTGTTCTTGTGAGTGGCTTATAGATGATTGAATTTTGTGTTAAGTACCTGCCGAGCGTATTTTTGGCAGGCTTAACGCAAAATGTATATGAAGTTATATACACCCTAAAGATATGTTTACAGGAACGACACCACCGGAAGTTAAACTGCTCCTTCAGGATTTGATGAAAGGAGTAAAAGGCAAAGATGTTTTTATCGGATGTTCAGGAAACTACACCACCGATAAAATCATGTCAGCTATGGGATACACAGTACATTCTAATGATGTAAGTTTATATTCCAAACTAATTTCTGATCTATTACTTGATACAAATACTGATATTGAAGTTGTGAATCCTGAATTACGTATGGTTTTTGACACATGGGATGACACTAAATACAAAAAACTTATTCAAGTAATGTTTGCAATGAGAGTATCAAACTTTCACCAAAGGAAAAACGATTACCAAGAAGAAATGTTTAACGCTTTTATTGAGCAATCAAAAGTTTATTATCATAATACTATATCTAAGATTGAAAAAGGCGCACTTAATTTTAATATTAAAAGTTTCTTCTATGGTGATTTTTTTGACTTCCTAAAAAGTAAAAAAGGTAAAGGTGTTGGTATAAGCTTTCCTCCTACGTATAAAGGAGGGTATGAGAAGATGTTTAGCTATGTCGAAGAAAGCTTTAATTATATGCACGCTACTTATAACGTCTTTGATCCAAAAGAGGGCGGAAGTATATTCAAGACTCTTCTTGAGAATGATGAAAACATCATCTATTCTGATAGATATTTCAAGGAGATAGACAACTTCCTTGTTGGCAAAATAAACTTGGGGCTAGGCAAGAATCCTATATACACTTACTCTAGCGTAAATCAAAACAAGAATTATTACATCGAACGCGATAAAAATGTAAATCCATCATGTATTCACATTTTACCTATAGATTATGAATTTACAGATATTACTACACTATCTGTAAAATTATGTTCAGTTAGTGATGTGAATTATTATAAAGCGTTTTACATGGCAAACAAGGTTAATTATACAACTGGTGGAGATTTAGGTATGGTATTTATGGCTGACGGTAAAGCGTTTGGATTTACTTCTTTCAGCAAACAGTTATCTACACTTGAAAAGATATTTATGCAGAGTGATTTTGTTGTAAACTCAAATACACAGAGGCTTAGTAAATTACTGATTATGCTTACTAAGTCCCACGATGTGAGGATGCTCATTGCAAGAAAAATGGGTCACTATTATGAAGGGATTAAGACAACTGTGTATACATCTTCACCAGTAAGTATGAAATACCGCAGTGTATTCAATCTTGACAGGAGAGATGAAGGCAAACTAATGTATTCTGCTAATTTTTTATATGATTCATTAAAAGATTTATATAAATTATGGTTGAAAAAATACAAGAAGTGAAAGATGTTCATCTTATTCAAGAGAAATTGGGGGATGTAAACAAATTGATTGCTCCGTATAAGTTAGCATATGTAAGCCCCATAGATGATTGCGTTCCATTGGAGAAGAATGCTCACTATATGGAAAAATCCACACTGGATAGACTAACTGCAAATGTGGCTGAAGACGGTTTTTTATCTCAGCTTCCATTCGCGATGAAACGAGATGATGGGAAATATCTTATTTTGTCGGGAAATCATCGTTTAAAAGCTGCTATTAAAGCTAAACTGGAATATATTCTAATCTTGTATATTGAAGAGGTTGATAAAGACAAACAGATTGCCTATGTGCTTAGTCATAATGCTTTAGTAGGAAAAGATGATGCCCAAATGCTTAAGGAAATTTATAGTGAGATGCGCACTATTGAAGCAAGAGAGTTCTCTGGTCTTAACGGTATTCAATTTATTGATACAGATAAGATCCCTACCGTTTCTATTAATGATGGGGATATAGAGCTTACGGAAATGAAGTTCTTGTTTACAGAAAGTAGGAGTAATGATGTCAAAGCTGTTCTATCTGAACTTGAAAAACAGAAAATATCTGCAAATAGTTCGATAGTTGTAGGTTCTTATGAAGAATTTATAAAGGTAGCTACAGAAGTAAAGAAGAAGTTTAATATAAAGAGCAATACTGTTGCTTTTGCTCGTATGGTTGATATCTGCAAAGCTTATTTGCAAGAAATAAAAGACAAGGAGGTGTAATATGGCAGGTAGAGGTAGACCCAAATTAGGAATGTCCCTTTATGATAAATATATAAAAGGTAAAGAGGATATTATTATAGCAGACTGTAGGAATGGAGCTGATAACAAAGGTTTATGTGTACGTCTTGGAATAGGACTTACGACATTTAAAAGTATATTAAAAAAGCATCCTGAAGTTGTAGACTTATTGAGAGAAGGTAAGGAAGAAGCTGACATGAAAGTAGAGAGTGCTCTATATAAAAGAGCCATTGGCTATGATATCGAGGAAACTACAACTGAGGTGAAAATAGGAGAGGATGGATCTGGTCAAACGACTGTGGTGAAAAAAACGAAAAAACATATTGCGGGAGATACAACAGCACAAATATTTTGGTTAAAAAATCGTAGACCAAATGAATGGAAAGATAAACAAGAGGTAAATGCTACTAATGATGATTGGGTAGATGCTTTAAAATTATTAACCAATTCATATAAGAATGGGAACAAATGATGAAAGAAAGAAACTCATAAGTGAAATTATAGCGTATTGGTCGAAGGATTGGAATAAATTTGTCCGTGATGCCTTATGTGCAAGATTAGACCATGATCAGCAATCTATTATTGAGTCTGTTCAATATAACCCTATGACTGCTGTCGCAAGTGGAACTTCTCGTGGAAAAGATTTTGTGGCAGCCTGTGCTTCGTTGTGTTTTATGTATCTTACGCCTAGATTTAATGAAAGAGGTATACTTGTTGGAAATACTAAGGTGGCCATGACAGCACCAACAGGGAGACAGGTAAAAAATATTATGACTCCTGAAATCAGAAGGTTGATTCGTGCGGCAAGGACAAAATTTCCTTTTTGTTGTCCGGGCAGATTGGTTGCTGATGATATAAGAACGGATTATGAAGAATGGTTTTTGACAGGATTTAAAGCGGATGACAATGCAACTGAATCATGGTCTGGATTTCATGCGGCAAATACCATGTTTGTTATCACGGAGGCATCAGGTATATCCGAAATTGTTTATAATGCAATAGAAGGTAACTTGCAGGGAAATTCTCGGATGCTCATAGTATTCAATCCTAATATCACTACCGGTTATGCGGCTCGTTCTATGAAGTCTGAACGTTTTGCAAAATTCAGACTTAGCTCTCTAAATGCAGAAAATGTAGTAAAGAAGCAAATTGTAATACCCGGTCAAGTGGATTATGAATGGGTTAAGGACAAAGTGATAAATTGGTGTTCACCTATCCAGCAAGCGGACTTCAACGAAGGTGAAGGCGATTTCAATTGGGAAGGTAAGCTATACCGACCTAACGATTTGTTTCGCGTCAAGGTACTTGGTATGTTTCCTAAAGTGTCGGAAGATGTTCTCATCCCTTATGAATGGATAGAAATAGCAAACAGGAATTGGCAGGAGTTACAGGAAAATGGTTTTATCCCAGCCAAATCTTGTAAGTTAGGTGTTGACGTTGCCGGTATGGGACGCGATAACAGTGTGCTTTGTCCGCGATACGGTAACTACGTTTCTCAATTTGAAGTTCATCAATCTGCCGGGCGTGCGGATCACATGCATGTGGTAGGTATGATGATTCCCTATCTAAAGAAGAAAGGAGCAAAAGCATTTATTGATACTATTGGAGAGGGAGCAGGTGTCTATTCTCGTTTGTTAGAAGAAAAATTTACAAACGCTTTTTCATGCAAATATTCGGAAGGGGCAGATGGCTTACACGATATTACTGGCGAATATGAATTTGCAAATATGAGAGCATACCTATATTGGGCTTTACGTGACTGGCTTAATCCTAAAAATGGTTTTGGTGCCGCTCTCCCACCCTGCGATCAGTTAATGGAGGAGGCTACCGAAACCAAGTGGAAGTTCCTTAGTAATGGAAAGATTATCATTGAGCCTAAAGAAGATATCAAAAAACGTATTAAACGTTCTCCTGACTATATGGATGCATTAGCGAATACGTTTTATCCTAGAGATTATAGCTTTATTAGTGATGAAGAGTTGCTTAAAGACTTTTTGTAGTTGTGTTTTTTTAGTACCTTTGTAACCGAAAACACTCCTTGTTTGTGTTTTCATTGCTCTTATGTGCGCTGGCTTGTGAAAGTCGGCGCATTTCTATTGTACGGTGAGTGTTTTCTTATTGTGCACCTACCTTAGAGGCGTGCAGAGAAAGACGGAACAAATGGCTGCAAAGTCATTGATACAAGTTATGGTAAGTGATTTGGAAGAGAGAGTATCGCATACCCTCTCTTTGTTTCTGGTATTATTTTCCAACAAGTAATAGTAACAGCCAAAAAATACCTAATACTATGGCAATAAATTCGTATGGATCTTCTCTTAAATAATTAAGAAAAAATTTAATTTCTTGTATTATTTTTTGCATGTATAATATTTTACAAAGCCATTTCGTGTTCAAGTTCTTTAGATATGGCTCTATTGATAAACTCATTAATTGTTGTTCCAGTGCTGGAAGCAAAAGCGGCTACACGGGAATGTAAGTCTGGTGACATACGTAGATTTAACTTCCCACTATAAGGCTTTTCAGGCTGTATATTTCTTTCTTTACAGTTTTCAAGATAAAAGTCTATAGATTCCTCAAAGTCTTTACGGACCTCATCTACAGACTTTCCTTCATAAAGGATTGACGCTTTTCTCATCCCTTGCACTTTGCCAAACAGACAATTGTCTTCCGGACTGTATTCTACAGAACCGGAATATCCTTTGTATTTTAAAAGTCCCATACTACTTTGTTTTAGATTGTTTATATTTCTCAATCAAATTGTTTTTCTTTATATGCTCAATTATTCCTTTTATCACGTATGATTTCAAAATGCTTCCGGGATGTGGCTTATGTAAAATGAAAGGAGCTTCTTCGTCTGGTCCTATAAACTCAACACGGGAACCTGATGTAGCACCTTTGTTGCTTTCCTTGTATCCAAAAATCCCGAATAAGCGTTTTGCTTCATCATAGGTAAAATCCTTTGGGCATGACAAAATACGTTCTATTAGTTTTTCCTTTGTACCCATAATCGTTTGTTTATGCAAAGGTACTAAAAATAGTACCAAATACAAACAGATAATATAAAATATTGTATTTAAGGTAAGTTTTTCTGTTGAATATGACATTTTTACAGCCACTTTTATTATATTTGCATCATAGCATTTGATGCTAACGTGCTCCTTCACGTTACCGGGTAGTACGTATTGTGCTATCCGGTTCCTTTTTGGAGCAGTATCATGTGTAACTAATCACCGTATGAAGGAGTACGGAACTACATTATGAACACAATTAAAATTTTTGAGAATGAGCAATTCGGAAAGGTAAGAATTGCGATGGGTGAAAATAACGAACCTTTCTTTTGCTTGGCAGATGTATGCCAGATTTTGGATTTGATTCCCAGTAAGGTAGCGCAAAGATTAGATAAGGATGTACTTTCAAAGTATCCCCTTGAAACAGCCGGTGGAATCCAACATGCAAATTTTGTTGATGAGGATGGTTTGTATGATACAATATTGGATAGTCGTAAGCCTGAAGCTAAAAAGTTCCGCAAATGGGTAACAAGCGAAGTGTTGCCATGTATCCGTAAGACAGGTGGCTACATCGCTACCAAAATGGACGACACTCCAGAAGAAATCATGGCACGTGCGCTTATTGTGGCACAAGAAACACTGAAACGAAAAGAGCTGCGTCTTATAGAGGCTGAGCAGAAGATCCAAAAAGATGCTCCTAAAGTCCTTTTTGCCGATGCTGTATGTACCTCTCAACGTTCGTGCCTTATTGCTGAATTGGCAAAAATTCTCCAACAGAACGGAGTGAATATCGGTCAGAACCGTTTGTTCGGTTGGATGCGAGAGAACGGTTATCTTTGCCAAAAAGGTGATTATTATAATCAGCCAACGCAGAAATCTATGAAATTGGGACTTTTTGAGTTGAAGAAAACATCAATTACCAAGCCGGATGGTTCGGTATTGGTAACAACCACTACCAAAGTAACCGGCAAAGGACAAATATATTTCGTGAATAAATTCCTATCTAAATAATCAATATAAAAAAAGGTGTCAAGTGACACTTTACTATATTTATGGACGAAATAACAGCTATATTAGACATTACGCGCCCGGTTGATAATATCATCAACGACTTAAAAGGAAAGTCAGTCTATGTCCCCTCATGGGATAATCTTATTAAAGACTATGAACCAACATTGCATTCGATAGTAAATGATAACATTGGTCGAAAAGATAAGGTAAAATCTGATGGTACGGTAGAAAAAGCTTCCCGTATTTATATCGGTCTTGAAAAACTCCTTACAAAACGGATGACAGAGTTTATGTTTTCCATTCCAGTAAAACGTGTCTATCATAATATTGAGAACAATGAAACTCGCCAACAAATAGCGAAAGCAATTGAGAATATATACAAGTATGCTCGTATAGACAGTGAGAATATTAAACGTGGCAACGCCTATTTTGCGTCATGCGAGGTATTTACCATTTGGTATACGGTTGAAAATCCCAATTCTCTATATGGTTTTCAAAGTAAATTTAAGCTGAAATGCAAGACCTATTCCCCGATGGAGGGCGTCGGGCTGTATCCGTTGTTTGACGAGTTGGGAGATATGGTTGCTATGTCTTTTGAATACAAGAAGAAAGTCAAGGACGAAGAAATTGCTTTTTTTGAAACATATACTTCTAAGATCCATTACAAGTGGAAGCAGCAAGGATCTGGGTGGGAACAAATCAAAGCGGAACCAATAGCTATATTGAAGATCCCCGGTGTTTATGTTCATCGCCCAGTTCCTATTTATCATGGTTTGTCTTATTTGCGTAATGAGATAGAATATACCCTTTCTCGTAATAGTGATGTTATCGCCTACAACAGTGCTCCTATCCTTAAAATTGCAGGGGCTACACAAGGAAAAGAAGATAAGGGGGAAAGCCGTAGGATATTCCGTGTTGAAAATGGAGGTGATGTGTCTTATGTTTCATGGTCTCAGGCTATCGAAGCACTAAAGTACCATGTAAGTACTCTGATTAGTCTATTCTGGTCGCAATCACAAATTCCGGATATATCATTCGAGAACATGAAAGCATTAGGAAATATCGGGTTTGATGCTAGACAGACCTTGCTGACTGATGCCCATCTGAAAGTAGGTGATGAAAGTGGTGATTGGATAGAATCGTTTGAGCGTGAATGCAGTGTAATCAAGGCTTTCTTGAAAAGCATGAATACTTCATGGGTTAAAGAGATTGACAATGTAGAAGTTGAGCATGTCATTACTCCGTTTATCCAAATGGACGAGGATGCAATGACTGATAGACTTATAAAACAGAATGGTGGCAAGCCAATCAAGAGCCAGTTGCAAACTATTAGAGAAGCTGGTTCTAATAATGCGGAGGCAACTTTGGATCAGATACATAAAGAAGATGCGATGGATTTACAAGCAAAACAATCAAGAATGAACGGTTTATTTGAAAGTGCGGAATAACATGAAAGTACCAATAGATAATATGACCTTTGCCGAAAGCGAATACCTTAGAGGAAATAAAGTATGGAAAGCCCAGACACTTTATAATTTCGCGAAAGCAAAGGAATACCCTGTACGTGATATGCCATTGTGGAATATAGACCTGACTGTTGAACCGTTTGAGTGCAGCCAGCTTCATAGTTTTATCTTTCAATGCAAACGTGTTCGTGATTGTTCTTTAGACTACCCTATTATACTGGATGAAGTAGGACAAATAGCAGATGGATACCATAGATTATGCAAAGCTATTTTAGAAGGTAGAAAAACGATTAAGGCTATCAGGCTGCTGGAAATGCCGGCACCTGATAGAATTGAGGAGGGATAAATATGAAAAGACATTCAAAGATAATTACGGTAGAATATGTAGTACAAGATTGTCCTATCTGTGGCAAAATTATAGTGAAGCATTATTTATATCCGATGGTTGATAAAAGAAAGAACAAATTTGTATATGGCAAAAAAAGTAATAACACAATCTAAGTATCATTGTCGGGATTGCGTGCATAGCTATGACCGGCACGAGAAGAACTTGAAAGGTGAGTTCTTCATGTGCCGTTGTCCGTTTTTCACTTCCAGTCGCTTTCTTAACCGTGACGTATGTGACAAGTTCAATAAGAAATGAGTCAATCTTAAAAACAGAAAAATATTTTTTGTTTTATCCCCGTGATTTTTCTGCCTACTCTAATAAATAGATTAAAAACAAACCAATATGTCAAAACCTAAGATTCCGAATCAAAAGAAGAAATATCAAGAGCTTAACACAAGGCTGAATAAATATGTAGCTTTAGTGGAGCATATATATGATGTTCTGAATTTGGAAGCTGCTAAAACTGTATTACGCACTGATTATTCATCTGATAGTGAAAATCCTTTTAAATGGTCTGATTACCCACAGACTAAAAAACAGATAGAGGATATACAGGCTCAATTTGTTAATTATATTCATACGATTATCTATCGAGGTATTAGTGAAGAATGGAAAAATAGTAATGAAGTGCAAGACTTGATGGCAAATAAAGTTCTAAGGGCTTATAATGCCCAAGTTGATGGGGAAAAATACAAAGTCTTATATCAAGTAAACTCTGATGCTTTGAAAGCGTTCCAAAACCGCAAGGATAAAGGCTTTAATGTCTCTGCCAAACTCTGGCAACAATCCACCATTTATAAACAAGAACTTGAAGCAGCTATATCTTGCGCTATTCAGAAAGGAACAAGTGCTATTACTTTGAGTAAACAAATCTCTAAATATCTGCTTGATTTTCCATCACTGCAAAAAGATTATAAAGACAAGTATGGTAGTGCAGAACATTTAAAGGATTGCGAATACCGTTCTATCCGACTGGCTCGATCTGAAATTAACATGGCTTACCGGACTGCTGAAAATGAGCGTTGGAAACAAATGGATTTCGTTGTGGGGTACGAAATAAAGCTAAGCTCTTCACATCATCACCGTATGCCACATGGGGATATATGCGATAGGTTAGCAGGTAAATATCCTAAAGATTTCGTTTGGACTGGCTGGCATCCGAATGATTTATGCTATAAAATACCTATCCTTAAAACAGAAGAAGAGTTTTGGGAATGGGATGGTAGAAGTGAATCTACGACTGAAAGTGTGAATGAAGTCAAGGATGTACCGAATGCATTTAAACAGTGGATTGGCACAAATTCCCAACGCATAGCAGATGCAAAGAGAAATGGAACTTTGCCATATTTTTTAAAGGATAACCCGTCATATCTTAAATAATAACGACTTATATACAGATACATTCAGTTTCATAACACGGAGTACAAGATTATTTTCGTACTATGTGTTTTATTATAATAGTTTAACAATTAAGGTGAAGTAAAAAGAATCACTTTTCGTATATTTGCATAAAGCATGTGAAGTTACATGCAACCGAACTTGTCGTGAATACATTCATTGCTCTTAATGTATGATTAAGAAGGTTGACGGTCTGCTTGCATGTAATGTTTTGCAGGCCGTTTTTATTAATTAAAACATTGTACAATGGATAGAAAACAACAGGTTTTGTTGAAATTGAAACCGAAAGTGAAGGCGTTCGGGTTCAATAAAAAAGAGGTGATGGGTATCGCTGCTAGAATTGCCGATAACCTAACCTCCACAGATGATGCCTCCGATGAGGATGTAAACGCAGAAATTGAAGCAGCTATTGATGCGGTTCTCCCCTACCTGCAAGTCAGCCAGTCTTTTGCAAATCGAGTAATCGAAGAAAACCGCAAAAAGAATGACGATGACGAAACCGATGACGGCGATGATACATCATCGAACACTTCAAACAATCGTCAGACGGGTTCAAACAAAAATGATCCTCAACAGAATAAAAGTAATGATGATGCTCCAGCATGGGCAAAGGGATTGCTTGACAAGGTTGATACACTTACCAATGAAATTTCGGTGTTGAAAGGTGAAAAAGTCACTACATCAAGAAAATCCAAGCTCAACGAGTTGCTCAAAGATTCGGGTTCTTTCGGCAGTCGCATCCTGAAAAGTTTCGACCGCATGAAATTTGAAACCGAAGAGGAGTTTGACGAGTTTTATTCGGAAGTTGAGGAAGACCTGAAGAATTACAACCAAGAATGTGCAGATGCAGGTTTGTCTACATTGGCTAATCCGCCTGCCGCAAGTGGTAAAAGTTCGGGAAAACAAGATGAAGTGATTAGTGACGCTGAAATCAAAGCGTTGGCTGACACATTCTAAACATTAACAAAAAACTAAGTATTAAAAATGGGTGCAACAGCAAATTTAGCAAGTGAATTGCAGGTGATTACTTCTGGTCTTGATTCGGTTGTAATCAGACGATACGGTGCTGGTATCATTGGTGGTCGCACGCTTGATGTCAGTGGTTATCCATATGATGTAATTAAGGCTGGTCATGTTATTATCGCATCAGATGATGACGAAACACTATTCAAACCTATGCCGCTAAAAGCATCGAATTATGATCAATATGATACATTGCCCAGTAGCCATCATTATGTAGGTGTATTGGTAAGAAGCGTTACAAAGGATGCTCCTTTAGCAGCAATCATGTACAATGGTGAAGTGAATGATAAAGCAAGTCCGTATTCAGTGGATAATATCAAAACTGCAATGAAGACGGAGTTGCCTGGATTAGTATTCATGCACGATTAAAAGAGGAGGTAAAAAATGGTACAATCACAATTTGTGGAGTACATCAGAAAAATCTTTCCGAGACTCCAGAATGTAGTAGATACAGTGAACGGCAAGCGGAACGGTGACAACAAACGCACCTATTTGCATAAATCTATGTTGAGAAAGGTTTATTCGGCAGACCAGAAATGGTCTAACGCTGCGGTAAACACTACTTATGTAGCAGCCGACATGGTGTCGATGAACTCGCCACTTCCGATTAAAAGCCGCGATGCCATTGCTCACGCTAATGGTTCTCTGCCGAAAATCGGTATGAAAAAAATCATGTTTGAATCGGATATCAATGCCGTTAACATAATGAAAGCGCAAGGTGCGGAATGGACGAACATCGCGAATAAGCTGACTTCCGACCCGATTGCTTGCTCTGTCGGTATTGACGAACAGAATGAAGCGAACTTCCTGACCGGATTGTCTAATGGTATTGTAGCTGTGGAGGATGAAAACAATACCGGTACGGCTTTGCGTATCAATTTCGGCTATCTGCCTGAAAACTGTTTTGGTGTTGAGACGCAGAATGAGCTTACGCTTGATGACATTAAGCGTGTATTGGCTTATGCTGACAATAACGGCGACACAATCATCACTATCTGCATTGCATTGTCAACCTACAACAAGTTGCGTCAGACGCAAGGGGCAAAAGAACTGGTAGCCAATTATCGTGGTCAGACTTTTGACAGTAATACAAAGCTCCCTGTTCCGACAGCATCTTTGTTTGACGAAGCATTTGCGGATGATAACAACGGGGTTGCTTTCCTGAAAATTGACCGTTCAATCATCTCAGAGAAGAACGGCAAAAGGAAACCGTACAAGCCGTGGAACCAGAACAAGTTGATTTTCCTTACCACAGAAGAAGTCGGTGCTTTGGTGTGGGGAACGCTTGCGGAAAAGACAAATCCGGTAGAGGGTGTTGTTTATTCAACCGTTGATGAGTACAAACTCATCAGCCGTTACAGAACAACGGAGCCGTTTACCGAAACTACGAGTGGGCAGGCTCTTGTGCTCTCTGTTATTGAGAACGTGGATCAAATCTACTCTCTTGATATTTCGGAATCTCAGGCGGTAGATACCTCAGCTGAAACTTCTGACAGTACGGATGTGAAAATCACTATTTGGGGAAATACTTACAAGAAGCCGGAGTTTGTCAAGGAATTCAATAAAATAACAGGCAAAAATCTAGCTTCAACTATTGCAGATGACAAGCTGATTGCCGCCGTGAACAGGCTGAATGACTTTGACGAAGCGAAATTGAAATCCGCAGTTGAATCTCATAAATCAGAATAAGCCATGAAGACAATACAGCAAGCTCTCGTAGACGAAATACACTATCCGATTTCTATCGGTTTTGTAGAGAATGTGATGATTAAACGTAATCTCAATGGTGATGATGATTTTGGTTATGATATAGATCATTCTAACGAATACCAGGGAGCTTTAGCTGATTGTCTTTGGTCTTTGGTCCAGGCTATCAATTTCTCTGAAGCAGACAAGTCCTTCGGGGCTTTATCTGATAAAGATAAAGAACGGATACTTTTACGTGTTAACTCCATTTACAAGACTATTGGTGAACCTTTAGTAGAACTGGAGGCAAAACCAACGGTATATGTAGGTGATTGTTTGTTGTAGTATGGCTGTTTTGAGTAGAAATCCACATCGTTTGCAATACCTTGTATCTGCTTCAGGATATGAGGATGAAAACGGAGATTACCATTCAGGTGAAGAACATTGGGAAGGTGAAATTCCCTGTGATGCTGTTCCTGCCGGTGAATCGGATGAAAGGGAATTTGAAGATGGCATAATACGTAAATACTCTTATGAGGTTTGTAATATACCAGCAAACTGCCGTGCTTTTACAATAGGAGATAGAGTCAAGATAAGTCTGCTCGGAGGAATAGAAAGAGAATTTGAAGTGAAAGGTTTTCATCGTTACCAGCTTCAGTGCAAAATTTGGGTTTAGGATATGGGTATAAGAATGGCTACCAAACTTGATGAAATTCATAATACACTTATGAGGGAGGCACAACGGGTTGAAAGGCTAACAATACGCGCTTTGTCGTATCTTGGAGAACAATGTGTTATCAGGGTACGTGATAGAGGTGGTGATAAAAGTTGGTATGATCAGTCTGGTAATTTGCGTAGCTCAGTTGGCTATGTAATAGCCCATAATGGCAGTATTATCCAATACTCAGACTTTAATCAGGTGAAGCAGGGTTCACAAGGTGTAAAAGTCGGCAAAGACTTAGCAGAAGAACTGGCTAGAAGATATTCCAATGACTATGCTCTTGTTATTGTTGCCGGAATGAATTATGCTGAATATGTGGAAGCGATGGATAACAAGGATGTGCTTGCGTCAACGGAGCTATGGGCAATAGACCAAGTACCCAAGATGCTTGAAAAATTAAAGATACAGATTGCTAAATGATGAAATCGGACATTGAAATATCAAAATTTGTATATCACAAGATTAAAGGATCAATCCTTGAAAGAAGTGTAACCGGGAAATTGAGTGATAGGGGTAGACCAGATAAATCGGACAAGGAGGATATTGTCATATCTGTACTTGCCAATGAGGGATGCGGTCAGATCCAGCGAGCTTATGTGAATGTCAATGTTTATGTTAGGGACCAATGGAATTCTAGAACAAAAGCATGGGAAAAGCATACACTCCGTATAGGGGAATTGTGTGACTTGTGTAAGTTTCTCTTTTATATACGTAAAGAAGAGTTTCATACAGTTCCTAAAGAATGTAGTCAAAAAGTCATGTCTACCGGTGTTTCTTTTGAGGATGGACACACGGAACATTTCATCAACAACAAGCTGTATATTGAGATAAATAACGAATAAGTATTAACTATATTAAGCAATATAGAACTATGGCAGTAATCGGATGGGGTAAGCCCCGTATTTTTATTAAAGACCTTGATGCAGTATCACCTGCATGGGAAGAATTGCCTACTCCGGTAGAGGATTCCACACAGTTGACAACGACAAAAGGTGACAAGAAAGAAGCAAAGATTGAAGGAGGAGAGAACGAGGATGTAAAGTATGGAAAAAACACCTATGATCTTACTTTCAATATTCGTGCTGCAAAAGGGCGTAAGCGTCCTATAAGTGATAGTGATGGAGTGGTAGCACATAATTATGCTGTTGCTTTACAGCCTGAAGATCCTGATGTTCAGGGATTCTGTATGGAAAAAACTACCGTTTCTGTTGAGGATTCATTTACAGCGGCAGATGGTGGTATTTGGGCGTATACCTTTGATGCTTTGAAGCCGGGTTCGGACAAAAAACAGATTCAATGGGGTAAGATTATAACAACGCCTACTTCTGGTAAGCCGACTAAGGTTGAATGTGACCCAGAAGATGAATCTGGAGATGGAGATAAATTTGAAGTTGCTCCTAATCCTAGTGTAGGTGGATAGTTTTTCAGGATGATAGCCTGCCGTGGGGGCTTTATACCCACGTGTATTGCGGAAATGGTGTAATGGATGCACGTATGTCTACCAGGCATTAGGTTACAGTTTGGATCTGTGTTTCCGCTCGATTTTGAAAATTTGGTTTGTTATTCATATGTCTTTTCATGCCGGTTGTCTGTGAAGATATCCGGCATTAATTAAAAAAACAAGAACCGTTATGTTAGAAGATGGGAAACTTATAGACATGGACATTGCGGATACTATAATTGAACGTCCACATGGTTTTAAAGTAAATCAACGTCAGTTTTATCTATATCCGGTTACTCTTGGAAAAACATACCTAATATCAAGGCTTGTGGAGTGTCTTGGCATAAATCTGGAAATTATCAAGGCTAATCCGTATATGGAAGCGTTGAGAATATGTCAGGAAAAAAAAGAAAGCGTGTGCCGTATTTTGTCCTATCATACCATCAATAAGAAAGAAGAATTGTTTGATTATGATTTTGTACAAGAAAGATGTAATTTCTTCTATAAAGAAATAGATAATGACAGTATGGCACAACTATTGGTTATGGTATTGTCAGAAAGAGACATATCAGCATATATAAAACACCTTGGAATAGATAAGGAAAAAGAATGGCAAGCAAAAGCCATGAGAGCCAAGAAGGATAATAATTCTCTTACATTTGGCGGCAAAAGCATATATGGCACATTGATAGATACAGCTTGTCAACGATACGGATGGACTTTTGAATATGTTGTTTGGGGTATTAGCTATGCCAATTTACAATTGCTCCTTGCCGATTCCGTAACGTCCATATATTTGTCTGACGAGGAACGTAAGCGAGTTAACATACCTCAAGACCGTGATATCATCAATGCCGATGACCCTGCAAATATGGCAAAAATCAAAGCCATGAAATGGGATTAAATACGACAAATAGAACAGTGCGATAAATAAAAGGCAAAAAAATCACGAGGGTTATACAAAAACTCTCGCGATTTATCGGTGAAATAGGATAATCAGAAAATGACTATTCTACTATTACTACGGTATTGTTTGCTACTGATGCATCAAACTCATAACCGATTTTCATCTCAGCCTTGGAACCACAAGGCAGAGGGATACAGGTGCAGCAGAATATTACAACAGATAAAGGAGTCCTGTTTTTTCCTGTTATATATACTTCAGATGATGAGAAGTTCACATTATCACCAGATGGCAAAGTTAAATAGCGCATCCTGATTCCTAATCTTCCCTTGGTTCCAAACCATGCAGATCTTTTCGCCTCATACACTACCCCCTTGGCTATAGTTCCGGCCGGTATGGCTACAACCTTGTCTATGATAACATCTCTGGAAACTTTAAAATCAATATTCTGCCCCTCATGTGCTTTGGAGGCTCTGACATTACTTATGGATTCCAAAGGAACAATTGTACCAGCTTTAATGATAACTTCTTTTTTTTCTTGAGCAAAAGCTGTTATTGAATAAAGAAATACGGTCAGTAAAAATAAAACTTTCTTCTTCATAATGTAAATACTAATGTTAATTTTAATGTTCACAACTTTTTATTGCCATTTTAAGTGCTTCTTCAAGTCTGTCTGCATATTTGAATATATCATCCATGTTGTCAATCTGAATCCATTCACAACTCTTATATTGGTCTGCCGGTATTCCTATTTGCTTTTTTCTTGCTCCGATAGAAACACGGCATATCCAGAACCATTGGCTGTTATCGATATTTACAACGAAGTAACTTTTATAGTCTTTATAGGTTATGCGTGACACATCCACGCTTTTTCTTAAAATGCTTCTTACGATGTTGTAGGCATCTAATTCCTCTTGTGTTGTTACGACACCGGATTCTTTATCCATGTATACAACTCCGTCCGGGAGTTTCTCTTCTGTATCTTCTGTGGAAGTATTTATGGATGTATTGTCTATCGTTTGGAGTGAGTCAGATGTTTGCTCGCTGTTTTTTATAGCTGTATTTAGTCTATCTGAAATAATATCATTAATAACAGATGTGATGGATTTCTTTACGAGTGGTGTAAACATATCTATCACCTTCGATGTGATTTGACCTGAAGTATAGGCTTGACGTGCGAAGAATCGAACAAATTCTGCTGTAGGTGATGCAAATTCGTTATTCAATATTGATTTTATTTCTGTCGTGTATTTCAATTCGTTTGCCGTACTTAGAACATCCTCTTCATTGTAATATGACTTATGGAATTTCTTTAGTTGCTCTATATCCGCATCTGATAAGTCAAGCATGTTCACGATAAGAAAAGGTTTCTCATCCATAATATTGATTTTCTCCAAGTCGGTGTAAAATCTATATTCTATCCCATTGGTAAGCACGCCAAAACGGGCTTTTGACGCTACAAAATATTTTTGTAGTTGGGTGTCATGCAGGTTTAGGTCTTGCTTGCAGTGTTTGCATTCTATAAGAAGTATAGGATTTTCATCCTTCATTATGGCATAATCGATTTTTTCTCCTTTTTTCTTTATTAAGTCACAATCCATTTCAGGCACGACTTCAAAAGGGTTAAAAACATCGTATCCTAAGGCTGCAATCATTGGCATTATAAATGCGTTTTTTGTAGCTTCTTCTGTAGCTATCTTGTCTTTTTGTTTTTTTATATTATCAGATAGCCGTACAACTTGATCCTTAAAATCCATTGCTCTGCTTTTTACGTTGTAATATTTTACAAATATATATTTATATAATAATATAAACAAAATTAAAGATGGGAAAATAAACCGTTGAATATATTTTGTGTGTTTTGTGACTCTAACTATGTCATTTATTGTTATATTTGCAATGCCGTGTGATGTTGCACGGAACTATTTCTATCGAAAAGACCTATGGCTGGAATACATTTTGACATTACAGGTGATAATTCTAATTTCTTACGTAGACTTCGTGAAGTAGAGAATGGTGTAAAAAACACGTCCAAGCAAATAGAGCAAAGCGGTTTAGGTATTGAAGAACTGTTTAACCGTATGACTAGAGCTGCCGCAGCATTCGGAGCTGGTTTTACTGCAAAAGAATTAATTTCAAATATTGCACAAGTCCGAGGAGAATTCCAACAATTGGAAGTTGCATTTAAGACAATGCTTGGCAGTGAGGATAAGGCTAATGCCCTCATGCAGCAATTGGTAAAAACGGCTGCTACCACTCCTTTTGACCTTCAAGGCGTAGCAAATGGAGCTAAACAACTTCTTGCTTATGGAGAAAATGTTGAAAACGTAAATGACGACTTGATACGTCTTGGAAACATAGCCGCCGGCCTTTCTCAGCCACTTGGTGATATTGTGTATTTGTATGGTACTACCATGACGCAAGGACGGTTATATACCGCAGATTTAAATCAGTTTACAGGTCGTGGTATTCCTATGATTCGCGAATTGGCAAAAGTATTCGGAGTAGCAGAAGGAGAAGTAAAAAGTTTAGTTGAAGCAGGGAAAGTGGGATTCCCGGAAGTCCAGAAAGTCATCCAAAACCTTACAAATGAGGGAGGAATGTTCTACAACCTTATGCAAGAACAGTCCAAGACAATCACTGGGCAAATTTCTAATATAGAGGATGCTGTTTCCACCATGTTCAATGAGATAGGGAAAGCCAATGAAGGAATTATAAACGAAGCTCTGTCCGGTGTTTCTTATTTGGTTGAGAATTATGAGAAAGTGGGAAAAGTTCTTGTTGGTCTTGTAGCAACTTATGGCGTATATAAAGTGGCTGTGATGACAGTCACGGCTTTGCAAGCTTTACAAGCTTCAGGTATTGCCGCTCTAACTATTGCCGAACGTGCCCACTACGGATGGCTGGTTTTGCAAACAACGGCACAAAAAGCTTTGAACGCTGTTATGTTTACTAATCCGTATGTGTTATTGGCAACTGCTGTTGTAGGGCTTGGAGCTGCAATGTGGTCGTTATCCGATAATACAACGTCAGCAGAACGTGCTTTAGATTCATATAACAAGAAAATAGAAAAACTCAACACGGACGAGGAAGATCGGAAACGTACTTTGGAAGGTCTTGTTAGCACCATTAATAGCGAGGTGGAAGCCGATGTTACTAAACTCAAAGCTTTAAAAGATATTGAGGAACTATACCCAGCACTCTTTAGGAAATATGTTGATGAGAAAGGTCATATACAGGATTTGATTGGTTTTTGGAAGGCATATAATGAAGAAGTTGTAAAATCCAGAACACAGTCAAAACAGGCTATAGTCGAGTCCTTGGAACAACAGATAAAAAGTGCGGAATGGGCTTATAATTTAGCTAAGAAGGAGAACAACCGTTCCGAAATGAAGGTTCAGTCACAGCGTATCGAAGACCTGAAAAATGAATTGGCAAACGCAAGAAAGGATGTCTTGTCGGAAATCAATGCCCAATTGGAAGTTGAGAACAGACAGGAAACAAAAGAAACTACATATCAGGAAGATTTGGCAAATGCTAAAGCCGAATGGGAAAAAGCGAAAAAAGGGTATGAGTCATTAATCAAAGATCAGACGGCTACATCGAAACAGGTGAAAGAAGCCAAAGATAAGATGGAGGCATCCGAAAAGGCATACAAGGATCTGGGCGGAGTAACTGGAAGCGCACTGACCAGACAGGAAAATCTAGCAAAAAAGCAAAAGGAAAATCAGGAAAAGCTGGACGAACAACTTCTTTCACTTCGCCGTCAGAACCAACAGGATGAAATCAACCTGATGAAAGAAGGCACGGAAAAGAAGTTGGAACAGATTGACTTTGATTATCAAAAACAGCTTGATGCGATAAGAAAACAGGAGGAAGAATGGAGCAAAGCCGGTAATGGCAAGTTGACCGACAAGCAGGCACGGGAAATCTCGGAAGCTTATGCCAATGCCGAAAGCATGAGGGATAAATATATTACTAATGTAACCAAGGAGCAACTTAAAGCCGAACAACAGGCTTTGAACGATTACTTGAAAGAATATGGCACGTTTCAGCAACAGAAATTGGCTATCGCCCAAGAGTATTCGGAAAAAATAAGGAAAGCGCAGGAAGAAAGCGGTGCTAATAGTGCACAAGTAAAGTTGCTGGAGAAACAACGTGATGTTGCCATACAGAACAAGGAAACGGAAGCCATAAAAGCCAATATAGATTGGGTTACTGTGTTTGGTGAGTTTGGTTCCATGTTTTCCGACATGGTAAAGCCTGCCTTGGACGAAGCAAAAAAATATGTACGGACTGACAAGTTCAAGAACTCCGATCAGGCAAGCCAGAAATCATTGATTGACGCCATCAGCCAGATGGAAAAGTCTTTGGGTGGTACAAGTGGAGTCAACTTCAAGAAACTTGGAGAGGATGTAAAAGCCTATCATACAGCCGAACAAAACCGTATCAATGCCATAGAGATTGAAACAGCCGCTTTGGAAAAACTAAAGAAATCACAGGATGATTACGCCAAAGCACAGAAGAGTGGAACAGAAGAAGAAAAGCAGGTTACAGCGAATGCCCTTGATATAGCACGACAGAATGCTGACATTGCATCCGCCAATGTAAAGACACAGACGGATATCGCCAATCAGGCCCAGCGTAATGTGACTGATACCGCCACCAGACTGAAAGCAAGTATGGAAAATTTGTTGGGAGGCTTGCAGCAGATTTCATCCGGAGGGTTGTATAACGCATATAGTGGAATTATCAAAACCGTGAACGGATTCAAGGACGTCATAGGTAAGACATCGGAATCGCTTCAAGAAGTTCCCATTGTCGGATGGATTTTGTCTATTATTGACGTACTCAAAGACGGATTGAGTGATCTTGTCGGTGGTCTGCTTGATGCTGTTCTAAATGCGGTCAGTGGGATTATCAGTGATGTTTTGTCTGGAGACTTGTTTGTTACAATTGGGAATTCATTGAAAAATGGAATAGGTAATATCCTTAATGCGATTTCTTTCGGTGGTTTTAATTCTTTGTTTGGTATTGGCGGTAATAAAAAAGAGGTCGAGGAAGCTATCAACAGATTGACAGACCGTAACGAAACGTTACAAACTGCCATTGAAGACTTGACTGACGAAATGAAGGCAAGCAAGGGAACGCAGTCTGTTGCCGCATACCGGGATGCTTATAAGTATCAAAAAGAAACTATTGATAATTATAAGCGTATAGCGCAGGAACAAGCACGTTATTCTGGTTCTCATCATAGTTGGAATTATTATTGGGGCGGTTTTTCTCAGGAACAGATAGACCGTCTGAGTGGAAAGATTGGTCGTGATTGGAATGGTGATATCTGGAATCTTACCCCAGAAGAAATGAAAATGCTCCGTGAGACAGTAGATATGTGGGAAACCATTCAGAATACCGGCAAAGGTGGATACGGTGATCGTCTGACTGATAAGTTGAATGACTATATTGATCAAGCTGGTACGTTGGAAGAACTGACGAATGAACTTTACGAGGGTTTGACTGGAATGTCATTTGATTCTATGTATGATAGTTTTGTAGACAATCTTATGGATATGAAATACGATGCGAAGGCAGCATCGGAAGATATATCAGAATACTTTATGCGTGCCATGCTTTCCAATAAGATTGGTGAGTTATACAGTGAAAAGTTGGAGGAATGGTGGAAAAAGTTTGGTGCCAGCATGGAGGATAACGAGCTGACCGAAGAGGAAAGGAAAGCCTTGCAAGATGAATATATGAAGTATGTGGATGAAGCCATGAAACTGCGTGATGAGCTTGCTGCCGCAACCGGATATGACAAGATTTCACAGGAAGCAGTTTCCCAGTCTGCAAGCAGCAAAGGTTTCCAAACCATGTCTCAAGATACCGGAGAGGAATTGAATGGACGTTTTACTGCCTTGCAGGTTTCAAATGAGGAAATAAAGAGCCAGATGATAAATGTTGTTGTCGGCATAGGATCTTTGGTTTCTATTTCAACGGAGGGCAATGCTACGTTGGGTAACATCTTGAATCAGCATGTGATTACTAACGGTTATTTGGAAGATATCGTAAAATACACAAAGCCTATCCTTGAATTAGGATCGAAATTAGATAAGATAGTAGATAATACTAAAAATATGTAACATGGAAGGAGAATTTTATATAAATGATAAGGATGCTTATACCACATGGGGAATAAGTATGGATACCTCTTCTTTATCGGCGTTAATGACACCACCGCCGATGAAAGAGTTTATAGAAAACAAGTCACGTCTGGAAAACGGCAAGCGAGTTATAACTTCAGATTCCAAGATTGACGAAAGGAATATTACACTTACATTTAATCTTACGGCTAAAAGCGAAGATCTGTTTTTTGTTAGATATAATTCTTTTTGTGAAGAACTCGCCACTGGGGTATTACATATCAGAAGCAAATATCAGCCAAATGTTGTGTATAAGACTATTTATTTGTCATGTAACCAATTTACACAGTTTATGAGGGGAATCGCTAGTTTTTCCTTGAAATTAGTGGAACCTAATCCTGCGGATAGGACAATATGATTTTTTCTTTGAATATAATTGCTATCATGTGATTTATTTGTATATTTGCTACATAACATTGTATGAAGCTATACAATACTCGTATGGGACTAATAGACATTAAAAACATATCAGGAGATATTCGTTTCTCCACAGACTTCAACGTTGGTTCGATAGGTCGTTATTCATTGGGTAAGGAGGATTACATTACTCTTCCTTTTAACGTCCTAACTCCTATTAATTTTAAGATGGGTGATTATGTGGACTTGTCGGGGATATTAGATGAATCCCTAGGTGGTAAATTCGCAAAGATATATGAAGTTGTAGATTTGCCGACACCTACTTATGACCAGTCTACGGGCGGCTATAATTACGAGTTGCGTCTTGATGCTTACTATTGGAAATGGAAAAATAAGAAATTCAAGTACATGCCGGAGGTGGCAGGCCAGGAAGCGTCTTGGAACCTTACTGCCTCATTGGATATGCAATTAGGTGTGTTCCTCCGAAACTTACAAGCTCTTGGTTACAAATACAGGGGTAATGATTTCGATTTTTCTATAGATTCGTCAGTAGAGGATTCAGCTAAGTTGATGTCTTATGAGAATACCAATCTGCTGGATGCTCTTACTAACATGGCAGAAACGTGGAATTGTGAGTGGTGGGTAGAAGATAATATTATCCGATTTGGACGTTGTGAGAATGGAGATGCTGTTAGGATAGAGCTGGGTGTGGAAGCCCAAGAAATGCCGCGCAGTGAAAGCCAGGGAACCTATGCTACACGTGTGTATGCTTTTGGATCAACAAGAAACATTCCTTCCAACTATCGGCCTGTTGATGAAACAGTAGTGGTAAATGGTATTGTTCAAAAGCGGTTGATGTTACCAGAAGGAACACCGTATATTGATGCTTATCGGTATAAGGATGGTAAAAGGGTATATATTGGTGAAGAAGGTTATGATATAGGTACGGAAATGCCGCAGGAGGAAGCTATTGAAGATATTATATTCCTTGATGAAGTATATCCACGTACTGAATGTGTTGTTGGTACGGTTGGCAGTTATACGTCTACGGTAGAAGATGAAGAAACACAAGAAACAGTAACCCAGACATTTTATTATGTAACCGATACTAGTGGGCTTGTCTTTGATGAAAGTTATATTATTGATGGAGAAGAACTTAGGTTGGTATTCCAGTCTGGTTTACTTAATGGTATGGACTTCGGTGTAACATTTCATAAGGCTGGCACGAGTTTAGGAAGCGTAACACTTGAAAGTGATGTCTATGAAATTGTTGCCAATGATAATTATGGAAGGACATTGCCCAATGAAACATTAAAACCTACTACAGGAGATAAATTCATTCTTTACGGCTGGGATAGTACGAAAATAACGGACCTTGGCCTCGTATCAAATGCCGAGCAAGAATTAAGAGACAAAACGGTGGATTGTGTAAAAAAGATGATGGTCGATGATGGTACATACAATACTACCCTTGCATCATCATGGGTAAAAGAAAACATGATCAGCCGGACATTTGACATTGGCCAAAGAATAGAGCTTGTCAATAAATCTTTCTTTGAGACTAGTCGGATATCTAGAGTTATAGGTCTTGAAATAAAGCTTGATTTACCTTACGATGCTCCTGTATATACAATCGGTGAAAGCACAGCATATTCACGAATTGGAGAACTTGAAAATAAAGTTGACAATCTTACTTATAAAGGTCAGACGTACACTAATGGAGGTGGAAAAGGGGTTTATGTAATCCGTACAAATGATTCGACTGCTCCTAGCAATAGTAATGTGTTCTCTGCTTTACGCTCATTAGCAATGTTCCTCCGCAAAGATATCGCCGACACAGCCAATGAGCTGATCACTTTTTTAAAAGGCGCTGAATTTGGCGAGTTTATCGACTCTCTCATTGCCGGTAAGGGCGCCGGTATCTATCCTGACGGGCGCGGCCAGTTCGAGCGTCTTGAGGTGCGCGGTTCCGCAGTGTTCAAGGAGGTCATCTATAACCGCCTGAACGCACAAGAGGGCGATACGTCTTACTCCGAGAACGGGGTCATTGAGTCCGTGACTTTGGAGAGCGACGGAACCTATACCCTGAAATTGCGCAAGCGTTGGGAGAATGACTTCACCGCATTCCAGGAGGGGGATATAGTGTACGGGATTGTAAACAACCTCTTTTCTACGGGGGAGTATTACACTTCATGGGTACGTGTGCTGTCGAAGAACATAGCGGCCAACTCCATCTCGGTACTGGTGTATCCGGACAGCGAGGTTCCGGGAGGCCGGAACTATCCCCCTACTGAGCTGATGATTATCACGCGCAGGGGCAATGCCATCAATGAGGACAGGCAAAGCTACTGGTATTTGTCCGCCACCACGGACAAGTGCCTGGTATGGCTGGAAGGAGTAACGAAACCTGTCCTGGAACAGAACAACTACTACATGATATTGGGACGTTTGCCCAATCTGGATTTGTTTGACAATCTCCCCGTCAACTATAAGCACTCGTACATATTCGCCCGTGCCGGCATCTTCGGTGAACTTTACCGTGTGGACTGGCAGGGACTGCCCGTACAGGAACTGGTGGACCGTGGCTTTTGGTCGGCCGAAGTCGCGTCCTCTGACAATCCTTACACCAATACGCAGGAGCGGGCGGACACGGTTTGGCACTACGGCTGCAAATGGAAGTGCCTGATGACGGGAACAGCCGACGAACCGAAGTATGCGGCGGCAGGTTGGGCTATGCTGGAAGGCAATCCTGAATTTACCATCACCATTGACAGTACGAAAGGATGGTATTTCGACATCGAGACTTTTGCGACTACGCTTTTTATAACAGGCAACTTGTACAACCGTGACGTGACGGAGCATATCCTTGACGCTGATGTGAGCTGGACGCGTGATACCGGGAATGTATCGGAAGATAACGCATGGGCGGTGAAGCGTGCCGGCGCCGGGAAAAATCTTCCTCTGACGACAGATGATCTCGGGCCGAATTATACCAACATGCGGGTGTGTACGTTTAAAGCACAGGCGTTGTTGCGTGACGGGCAGCAGTTTGAAGTGGCGGAGAATTTTGTAACATTTTAAAAATATAAGATTATGGGTAAAGTATTAGTAAAAAAAGTAAGGTTTGTGCAAAAAGAAAGTTCTCCCCAAGAGTGCTGCAACACTTCAGGGAGAACATTCAGTGAAAGAATTTGTACGATTAGATTTTCAGGAAGAGAACCTTACCTCAAATTAAAGTGTGCTACATAGCCACACTTGGGGCATATATTGACGATTACAGGTATATAAGACGCTTTACTAGAGTCTGCCTTTACCTCTTTTTCATCAATGTCATAGCCTAAGATTTGGAACTCTTCAGGAAGAAAGTCAAATTCACTTTCATTCTGGCACATTGGACATCTGAATTTGCCTAACTCGCTTCTCAGTCTATGCTCTGCGAGTTTCATTCTTGTTTCGTTCATATAGTTAATTTTTAAAAGTTACATAACAAAAATAATGATTAATAGGAACAATGGCAACAAAGCAACGAAAAATAGAAATCAACTACCGGCTGTTACAAACCAGTTGTAACATCGAGGTGGTGGGCAGCGTGCCGGACATGCAGGTCTACCAGGCTGACAAGGCTGAATACACTCCGGACTATACGCTGACACCGTTGGTCCTGTTTCCGCGGTGCAACGCCACCGATCCGGAATCGGTGACTAAGATCGGGGCGGTCAACTCCAGGCTGGCCAACATGAAGTGGTACGAGCGCATCGGATCCACACGCACGCTTATCACATCGACAAACACAGGCTACAGCATTACGGAGTCCGGTGACAGCAAGGGACAGATCACAATGAGAAAAAATGTCGCCGTCCTAAAACCCGTCACGCTGGAGTTTTACGCGGAATATGCCGACACACGTACCGGACAGCTGTTCACTTTTCAAATGAGCCGGGTGATCCGCACCATTGACGGTACGGATGCCATCCCCGTGTTGACGATAGACAGCCCGTCCACGCTGGACTGGAACCCGGTGCGTGACATCACCGCACAGACCATCACGGCCAAACTGATGGTAGGCGACACGGACGTGACGGCTACGGGCAAGTGCAGGTTCTTCTGGTACCGCCTGTTGCCTACGGGAGCGCTGGAGGCGATAACCACAGGAGCGGGTGACAACGACTGGGAGTTTGTATCACTGAACAAGAATGTATACAAGATTGACCGCAATTATATAGGTGATGACATCACGATTGTCTGCAAGGCCACCTATGCGGCTTCCGGGACTCCGGCATCAACCCCGGGCGCATCGGACCCGGCAGTCCCTACGGTGATACGCCGCAGGATTCCGAAGGTTGAAGCCGACTGGGAGGGCGTACCTACGGGTGTTCCGGACGGGACTTACGCCATCTTCCCCAAACCTGTCATTCGGGATACCGTGGGGGTTATCCCGAATCCATCCGCCATGTTTAACTGTCACTGGTACGTCAAGAAGAGCGGAGATGCCGGATATGCCAGGGTTGCCGGCGGATATTCTCCCAAGATACCTTTCAGCAACGGCATGATGTTAAAGCTGGAGGTGGAGGACAGAGGTCCTTACGTGGTACTGACACAAGGCGGCAAGGTGCTCACACAGGGGGGCAAGGCGGTAGTAGCAAGAAAATTTGGATAACATTAAAAACAATGGAATTATGGCATTTTACATTAAAGTAACGAAGGAGGTTGCAGACCGGTTGCATCTGACCGGTATCCGCAACAAAACAGCGGATGGCAATGTTTTATTGTGGCAGGCGGACGTGGCACGTTTCCCCGGCGACACGGTGTTTGAGAGAGCCAAGGAAGTGGGCGGCATCTGCCTGACCCCGCAGGCGGCGAAAGAAGAGATAGACGGTACGGACCATCCCGTCGAAGTATTCACACCTGCCTCTTGGGGGGAGGACAACACCGAAAGCTCCGAAGGCACGGATAGTACGGAAACAACCGGGGAAGGAGGAGCGTCATGAGTTTGGCCAGCGCGACCGGACAGGTCATATTTTCGCAAAAGGGCGGCGTTTATATGCCGTCAATCCAGTGTAACCAGGGAGACCTGTATCAGGAGTATATGGGCGAAGCGTCCGCGCCGACAAACATCGCGCCGGATTTCGCATCGCTCAAGCCTGTCTTGTCCTTCATTCTCACCTCTTCGCGGGTGGCGGAAGGGCTGGTGGTCCCTTCCTCCATGAAATGGTATTTCAATGATGTCGAGATCAAGTTCTCGGGCAATGTCTCCACCAACACGTTTGGCGGTGAGACGGGACATTTCAAGTTTATCCCTTACCAGTCCGGTACGACGGATTACTACGGATTGCAGATCGTCAAGAACCTGGTCAAGGCGAGCGGAGCGGCCTCTTGTACCATCAAGGGTGAAGCCACCGTGACCGTAGGGAATACCAGCGACACCGTCCAGTTCGTCTATAGCATCCCCATCACCAAGGGGGTCGGGAACCAAAAGCATGTGACGATCGTTGCCGGTGACAACAAGTATTTTACCCTTCGGGACAAAGGGCAGAGCTGTATTCTGAAAGCCGTAGCCCGCATGGGCAGTGACGAGATCACTACAGGCTTGACCTACAAGTGGTACAACCAGGTCAACGGTGCGTGGAGCGTGCTGAGCGGAAAGACCACGCAGACATTGACCGTCACCAACGATATGGTTGACACGACAGGTGTGTTCAAGGTGGAGGTGTACCAGAGTGGCAAGCTCATCGGTCAGGACACGCAGTCCGTAATGGATGCGTCCGACCCGTTTGATTTGATCCTAAACCCCACGCCCGAGGACGAAACCATCCGGGAAAGTGGTGACACGGTGGTCTATAAGCCCATTCTGGTCAAGCGTGGGAGTACCACCAAGTACAAGGACATGACTTTCTATTTCGTGTTCATGGACAGTGCCGGGGTGATCCTTAACCCGTCCACCTCCGGTACGGCAGCCACTTCCGGCACGTGTACTTGGGACATGTGCCAGCAGGCAGGAGGCAATGTGGCATGGACCATCACAACCAAGGAGTAAGGAGGTAATATGCCGTTGGTGACTAGAACCGGACAGGTCAGTTTTGCTCCCAAAGGTGACAAGGGAGATAAGGGAGCGCGTATGCGTATGCGTGTATGGGGGGCGTCTGTGTCTTACCTGGAAGGCAAGCAAGGGCAGCAATTTTACGACATAGTGCTGTATGACAACCTGCTGTACCTGTGCATCCGTTCGCATACATCGGTATCGACGGAGACTCCCAAGCAGAATGTGGCTTCGGGAAAAATAAAATACTGGGAGGCGGCACAGAGCTGGACTTTTATCGCCACCAAACTGTTGCTGACCGAGAAAATCAAGGCGTCCATGATTGACGCGGACGGTATCAGGGCGGTTGATGTGGATATCAGCGGAAAAATCACGGCGGATAGCGGACGTATCGGTCCGTTCTCCATCGCTTCCGGAGTATTGTCCTCAAAAACTCTATATGAGGATACAACAGACACTTATGTCGGATTCAAATTATCCGCCGGGCAGATTGAGTTTTATAACGACAGGACGTTCGCAAGCGTAAAACTCGGGGGAAACACGCAGTTTGTCACAATCGAAGGGATTAAGTATGATGCCGGAATTGACATACAGAGTCCGAACGCCATGCTCGGGATGCATATCAAGACCCCGAGCATTCCCCTGTTCGTGGAGGGAGGTAACATTTTCCTTCATCCGAACAATGACAGATATGTTTCTCTCCGTGGCATAGTGGGCAACTGGAGGAACATATCCGTCAGCACCTCTCTGAATAACAATGATGACAATGTGATGTTTATTAATACGGGTAACATAGAGGTGACGCTTCCTCCGAATGTTCCCGGACATACCATATACTTCAAACGTATGAGCGGCGGGGTAAGACTGACAGGAGGGCGCATCCTGCCTGCCCCTGGAGGAAAAGAGGCGTCCTATATGGATTTGGATTATTCATCCGGATTCATTAAATGTATGGGCAATTATTGGGTTATGTTTTATTGCGGATAACAGTATTTAATTAAGAATATTATGAAAGTTGATTTTACAAAATTTCCCCTGTTCACGGGGATAGACAGACAGGATATGGTGATAGCGGATATCCGTAAGGATATCGCTGACGGCATTTACAGGAACGTGCCCGGTCTTCCGGCGCACGTGCTTGCGGAGAAGATCTATCGGAACGAGCTTGTGGAGCTTGCCGATGACGAGATTCATATACTTGACCTCTACACTTCCGCTTCGGTGGGGCAGCTTGCCGACTCATGGCAGGATTATAAGAAAAACAATTTGGAAACTGGTAAATAAAAAATATTATGGAAAAGATGGAATTAAGTGAGGCGTTGAAAGCCAATGCCTCAGTACTGGAAG